TTCAAACGCTCCCGCTTTTCCGGCAGGAGTCATTGTTTTGAATGCAGAATATTGTTTTGATTGTGCGTGTTGGTGTATTTTTTGGAACTCAATATTTGTGACAGGATATGAGTTTGATTGACCAGCATCATCGATGTATGGGTACGATTGACCGACAGCATCAACACCATCTATAAGAATATGAAGATATTTTCTATACTCGGCCTCATCATTCCCGTAGGTTTGTATAAGTACATTTAAAGGTTCTGATCCATATAAAAGAGTTTGTCTTTCCAAACTTTCTGTTGAATTATTAGTTGTATTATCGGTCATCTATGTTAAAATACTTACATATATGACTCAAAAATCAAAACTTGTTATTGGAATTTCTGGAAATGGTCTTGTTGGTAAAGATGTTTTATGCACCGCAATGATCGAATGTTTTTATAGACTATTCCATCTAAAGGCCGTTCGTAGATCAATTGCCGGGGATCGAGTTAGGAAAGATCTAGAAGAACTTGTAGAGTCTAAATTCGGAATAAACGTTCATACCCCCACAGATGAAGAAAAAACTCTTATACGGCCAATTATGGTTGAGTATGGTAGGATTCAGAGAAAAGTTACAGGCGGTCGATATTTTATTGATATGTTCGAACCTTCTGGAAACATAGATATTGTTCCAGATATTAGATATGATGAATATGAAAAAGATGAATTAAGTTGGATCACCGATGAAGTTAAAGGTTTTTTGGTTTATTTAGAAAGAGACGGTATACTTCCGGCCAACGTTTACGAGAGAGAAAATAATAAAAGAATTAAAGAACGTGCCAATTTATGCATAAATTGGCCCACCTTTGACGACGAAGATCTAAAAATTGAACCATTGCGATATGCAAAAACCATTATAGAAGAATGGTTTAAGAGCGATTCAACTTATTGATTACCATTTATTAATTGGACATTTTTCGGCCTTTAAATATGTTTTTACAGATAAAAAACACCCACATTTGAGACACCGTTGTTTAACAGATTCAAAGAACTCACACGATTTACAAATATCCAATCTAGAGTTTTTGTCCTCTTCGGATATTTTTAGTGCATTTCCAGAAGCAACACTTCGAACATTTTTAACCACACTATGGCCAACATTTTGGACCATTTGGGACATAGACGGCATAGACTTGTTAGATGTTGCCAAGTCTCTTATCTTCGCGTGTTGCTGTATTCTTTTTTTAAGATCGTTTCGGCTTATCATAAAGCTATTTTTGTTAGATATTTTTTCGTATCATCACCATCAACTTCGGTAAAATCCCCCCATACAAGTAGAGAATTATCAATCTCGCACCATAATGCACCCCTCACCATACCATTAAAAGTGTGGGAAAAGGATGTGTCGTAATCACCATTTTCTAGTAAGCGGTATAACCTGCCAGCATCTACAGAAACGCCCCTGATGGCGGCTATAGAGCCTCCCACATATACTCTATCATTGGAATCAACCGTAAATACACTCCAATTATAGTAATATCCAAGACTATCATTTCCAGAAGTGTTCCAATCAGAAGCTTCTATACCGTCTATCCCTATCTTGGCTATAAACGTATGTTTTGTTGCTGACCCACCATTCCAAGAATAGTCTGTCCCACCCCAACTAGCATTATCATTTGTGCTTACATATATATAAGAGTTCAGTGGGTTTGTTCCTATCTTAGCATTAGACTCGTTAAGACCTGCAAATGTAGACGCCCCCAACCCCGTTCCACCATTAGAAGTAAACGATGGTTCTAATAGTAAAGATGTCCCGTCTAAATATTTTAAGGATCTTGGGTTTAGTGGGTTTGTTTTAGGACCACTAACAGTGGGTCTAGTTGTTAATACGACCTTATCTCTGTCGAAGTTTGTCAATACACCATGACAGTTTACGGGCATACTCTGTGTAAAAATTCTACTACCAGATGACAAATTATAACTGTTAAAATTTACATATGTTCCAATATGTATTACATCAAGATTTTCTAAAACAATAAAGTTAAATCTATTACCATCATGATGTGTATCAGTTATTGCGAAAGTATCTATAAATTCTCCATCGGACTTATAACGAAACCCTCTTGCATTGGTTGCTCCAACATGTGGAATAATCTTAGAAAAAGACCCTACAAAACACCCACCAGTTAAACGCAAACTATACACCTGATCAAAATTAGTTGTGGGTGCTAGTTGTGGGTCAAATGATGTATCATCTTGTAAATCAACATCTAACTTTTTAATTTTTTCGGAAAATTCCCCAACAACCCATACTCGATTTCTAACGTTATCATAATCGACATCATATACAGGACCATCAAATTCGAAAGGAACAATGCAATTTGTATAACATATATGTTGATTTCCAACGGCATCTGTATATGTTACACTGTTTGAACCATTTGGACATGCTCCAAATGGTGTAGATGAATACCCTATAGATTCGCATGTGAATTTTTCGCTAGGATATATATTGCTTACCAACGAAGATTCATTAACACAATTAATAGACCCGTCTAAATATATAGGATAATCTCCTGTATAGTTCTTAGAACCTTTGGAAAATGAATTTAAAAATTGTGTATTCATTAATATTTTGCGTCTTCCATATCCCAAATTTTTTTGAACGTATCTACTTTTGTTGCAACGACTTCTGAAATATATCTACCTTGTTGGAACAAGTGAACCACACGAATGATAAACCACTGACCTAAAAATCTATCGGCGTGTGGATCTGGGTCACCATTACTGGTTAATTTATCAATAAACAAAAATCTTCCCGGAGATCTAATAGTCAATCCGGTGACGGTAAAACATATACATTCATTTAAAAATAACAAATCACGAATCATATTAGTCTGTGGTAAAAATTTAGGCATAAATTGCAAAGGTTCAAAATGGTTATTAATCATTATACCTTTCTTTTTAGTCTGATTGATATTCATCAAGATGTGCGCCTTATTGGAAGATTCTACAAACGAATGTAAACCATCTTTGGCATAATCGGTCATAGATATATGAACGTCATCGATTTTGTTACCATTGAACATAATATTAAAAGATCCTTTGGAGAAATCGAAATTATGTAATGGTGTTGTGCATATACGAGAATCATCAGAAGCTACCATAGGAGAAAATCTATAAGAATGGATTCTAGAAGCCTTACCAGATGTAAAGTTCTGAACATTATTACTAACGTCATTAGGTGCTTTAGGAAAATAAGGTTTCATGGTTGATACATAACCATTTTTTATATCTCCACCAACCTCTAGAACACCATCTTCAATAATTAAATGTTCGACTTGTTCTGTCTTGGCATCATCAAAATAACTTTTTAAACTTTTTAATTCAAAAACCTTTGCTCCTTCACCAGCCCAACGGGTTAGACTAAGAAATGATGGTCCTCTTTCTTTGGTTCCGCAATATTTTAAAACATAATCAATATCATCAAGAACCGTATTATAGGCGGGTGAAGTGTAAAAAATGTTATTATCTTCTGTTCCTATATCCCAAATTGTCCTGTCGCCTTGTATAGTGTATGATGGGTCATCAATCGTTCCGCCACCTACCTTTAACAATGATTTACTATCCGGAGAAATACCTGCTTCTTCTATGATGGATCGTAGTGCATAATTAGCCCTACAACATCTTTGATGATCTGGTAAAATTGCCGTATTTATGTAAGGAGCAGTTCCTTCGAATTGGTGAGATTTTCCTTCTACGGCAGTGCTCCATTCTATATTCTTTTCTGAGAATATTTGATAACGTTCATCATGAAAATAAAATTTCTTTTTCTTATTTTTGGCATTTGGAACATCAATATCTTCCACATCATAAACCACACAGTCTAAATCGATCTCCCATTTTTTTCTAAGTTCTTTATCGGCTTCTTTATTAGAATCATCTAATATTAGAAAATCTTGAGATGTTTCGAATACTGGGTATATTTGCAATCGAATTTTGTTCCGACCATCGGTCCTAAATATAAATGGTGCCTTAGACGTGTTAGGAAAAAACCTTTCAAGAATCTCATAATCATTATTAAGAACGATCCATCCACTGGTGTTGAAATCTTCTATAGATTCTTCTATAGATAAGGAATCGATAAAGAGATACGGAACCTGAAAAGGATCTTGCCCAACTATTTGATTATATATCCACACTTCGAAATAATAAACCTGATCATCAATCGAATGTAATTTACTCTCATCTTTCTGAGAATTTACGATGTCTTCTATATTACTCATAAATTAACAATTGTTCTTATCAATATCTCTAATTAACTTAGGATGAAGTTGGTTAAAGGCAAATGATGCCTTACAAATAATTTCAGATGGGTCTTGATGGGAAAACCCAATTTCGCTTATTTCTGTTGGGAAAACATTGGTAAAATCAAACCCCATAATTTTTTTATTATACTCATCGATTGCATAGGTCTTAAAGGATGATACCATATCGCGGAAAGGTATATTATTTTTATCTGCTGCATAAGGTTCTGATTCGGATCTATTTCCATGGTTATAGCTAGTCGAACCATCTTTTTGATCGTTGAACAAGTTTAACCACGATAATAGAATCCAGTAATTTCTCCAACCATTATCGATGACAAATGTTAATACAAATGATGGAAAAACTGGTCGAGAATTGCTAGATATTTTTATCACCTGACCGCCATAAGGAACATCGATAGATGGAATACTTACATTAGGGACCGGGGAACCATAGCACGAAAATTGTAAAGAATCCGGGTCAAATTTATCATCTGACACCACATCAATTATATCTCGCATGATCGGTGGAATACTCAAAACCATAATGAATTTATCATGGCGTTGTTTGTTTAGGATTGCTTGATTCATAGAAATAATTAGTTAGAATAGAAAAATTGGTCTATTAGAATTATCTTCGTCGATTAATCTTTCCTCTTGTTTTATAACATCATCAGATTTCCATATAATTTCTGGATTGTATTGTTTATACTCGTTCAACGGTTTATCGGTGGGTTCCCATTTAAGCAACCAACCTCCTAACATACTTTCCTCATCTGCTAATGTAGAATCTTTATCTGGGGCGGTTGGCATAAATGCTAACGGATTAAACACACTTTCTTCTTTTTTATAAACATTAACATCACCACTAAATATTGGACTTTTCTTAATTAGATCAGAATTGTCGATGAATGGTGTAATAATCAAGGGTCTTCCTTGTTCATCGGTTTCAACTATGTTGAAAAACATTCTGGTTAATGATGGTTCTAACATAAACAATGCCCAAACTAATCCAAATACGCGATCATCTCTATCAGAATCATTCTTTTTACCAAATGTGTAATTTGGTAATTGGATAAATTCGGAAATTTCGATAAGAGTATCCAAGTCGTTGAACTTAACGGCCTTTATACTATCGATCCAATATCGGAAATTCGTCAAACCTTTATATTTGGTATTTGTATGACTATAGATTCCCAATCGACCTTCGCGATTGTAGTGCGAAGATTGACCATCCGGTCTATAAGTCACCAACGATTCGTAATTGTGTGTATTATTCAACACATCCAATATTTGTTGACCGTAATTATTTGTTTCAATTGCTATCGGAGGTCGTCCCCAATCGTTCAGAATGCCCATTAAACGGGTTCCAAACACATAGGGACTCATATCGTTCCGCGCATAAACAGCAACCTGCTCAATATTTCTTAAATCAGATATATCTAATATTTGAGCAACACTATTTGTTCGACCGATACCTTCACCTACATCAACGCCTATCACATAAAAACTTGTGGGTTTCGGTAGTGTATATATTTTGTATGCACCATCATCAGTAACCAAAATTGGTTCATTGCATTGAGATTTTAGCTTTTCCAATAAGGCAGGATCAATGACAGATTTACCGGGAGGGTGGAAACAGTTATGAACCAATATGTCATTTGCATAATAAATACTTCCATTTTTTACATTTATTAGATCAAAAACCCATTCTTCACCATCTGGGCTTATATCTAAAACCATCTCCTTACCCGCTTTAGTTTCTAACATATCCCATAGAGATAAATCTCTGGTTAAAACAACTTTACCATCCACTTGAAATGGATGATCCAGAGTAACCCGAATAATTTTAGTCTCGGTTTCGACTTTATATACTTTCTTTTTTATTTTTCGTATACCATCAAAAGATTGATATCCAGATGGTGTTAAAATTTTATAACCTTTATTGTTTTTTTTCATTTTTTAATATCCCATATGATTACAAAATTACACCCGAGTTTTCGACAATTTCAGATTGTCTATTATCAGAATTCTTCTGTTTATCATATCTTTTATATAGTTCGTAGATAGTATTGGTCTCATGACAATAACCATCGGGATAATACCCCAAAAGTATTTGGTGAAAAATTCCCATACAATTTAAAATTGGTTTCTCTCCTTTTGGTGTTTGCGTTTTCTCGTTTGATTGGGACGGAACTATAAAGTCCTTTATCGAGTTTACATATCGATATAGAGTTGTTCAATTGATTTTTTGGTGTATTCGTTATCAATACTTATCAAATCTAGAATACTTTCACCACTTACACAATTTTCATATTCTTGTAAAAAGTCATGTAAAGATCCAATGGTTTCGATTTCCTGTTTTTTCCATTCTTCATCTCTACCCTCAATTTCCCACCAATTTACCAACATTAGTGCCCATATACTATTTTCTTTTTGAGCTTCTAGATATAATTGATAGAATTTATTATCTTTATCGGCACCGTTAGGAGTTGAGATGGTTATAATTTCTCCATTTTTATTGGCCGAGATGGTAGGAATGACAGATTTCCAAATTTCTTTCATCAAATCATTTGGAATATGTGCAGCTTCATCAATGATCAGACATTGGTTGGATAATATATCATTGGCATAATAAGTGTGATTATTTTCAATTTCTAGAAATTCGTATACAGGCTCATCGTTCTCAACATTTTCGGAAGATATCAATATATGTCCACCGAAAATGTGATCACCGACCACCATATCATGTGCATAAATAAAGTTTAAATCATCTATCATAATTTTATGATGATGAGTGCATAATAATGATTTGCCGTTCGAAAATGTTAATAATAGTTTATTTATATTTTTCCCAACAATTAATCCTTTAAAATCCTGAAATCCATCTTTGGTTAAGATTTCGAAGTCATCATTTTTAAATATTTTGTAATTTGTTACATCTGCCATATCATTTTTTTGTTTTTGTATGATCGGTTCTTTTCATCCAACCAATAGGTAATTCTTGACGATTCGACATACAGCTAATCATCTAAAATAAATTCGGTATCCGAATATTTTATCCCACCGATTTTTTCTGGGATATTTTTCATAGGAATTTTGAAAATTTCTCCTGTTAATTTATTTCTCATTGTTACTATACTATCACCGGACACACAATTAATCGATCTACCACGAATAGAAGAAGAAGATGCTGAACTAATGATGATACTCGAACCATTAGTTAGATCGAAACCATTTTTTCTCCAAGATTTTACGGCTGGTTTGAGATACATTGGTAAATTCTCGAAGGCCATTCTAACTCGTTCGAAAATTTGTTCGGCAGTTTCCCCTTTATTTGCAAGAATAGCAATCCTTTGATGATCAAAGAAACATGCTTTCCATAGAGCATATACAGAAACAATTGTGGTTTTACCTGCCTGTCTAGTACAACACAACACATGTCTTTTAAAATTCTTAAGATTCTTGAGAATTTTTTTCTGGAACGGTCTAAGTTTAATAACCTCTCGACCATCCTCGGTGATGATATTAAAATGTCTTTCTGCAAAGAATAAAACGTTCTTCGTGCAAGATTTTAGTTCCTCCAACATCTCTGGAGTGAACCCTATTTTTGCGTTCTTATTTAATAACTGCTCGTTACCTTTATAGAATTGGCCGTTGATTAGAATATCATCATCAACTACTGGAATGGGTTTCTGTTTTCTTGCCACTTAACTACTTATCTATCAATCTGTTTCTTTAGTTCTGTTAGAACCGGATAAACATACGAAGCATTAAGAAGTTTGATTTTTGTGCCTACTTCTGGGAATTTCGTGGGATTTCTAATATTGTTATATTCCATCACCAACCAATATAAATCCATCGTATTGTAATATTTATATGAAATATAAACCCACGTATCACCCGGACGAATAATATAATCATCTTCGACCGAAGGGTCATCGGCTGGAAATATCGATATATTTTTCAATATATTATAAAATGACCAGTCGTAATCATTGTCTGTAAAAACTTTAAAGAAATTCTCAAAGCGATATGATGACATTTTATTAGGGTTTGAAATTGGGTTGTTCATATTATTTATATAATTGTTTAGTATCGGTAGACACCGTAGGTTCGGGAGGTGTTATTCCTAATTTATTAGAAATAGCTGCTACACCATCTGCTACACCACTGGTAATATTAGAAGCAACATCCATAATTTTATCTACTCCCTTATCATTAATAACCTCAACTTGTTGACCACCCATTGACCCCAACATAATATTAGAACTTTGAGATAATATTTCTTGAAATTCTATGGTAACCTTAAAAGCCTCAGGTATTAATATTCTTGAGTTAGTTAACCCATCCTTTAACTGATCATCTAATACTCGGGTTGTTCCGATACCTTCAACCGAAAATTTAGAAACAGTAGCAGAAGGCATATAAATTCCACCATTATATCCAGCATTGTAAATTTTATATAACTTAGGTGGAATATAAGTCATCATAGTTGTTCGAGTTTTTAGATTTTGAAACGCGAACAATAGACAAAAACAATAATTCTTAAATGCTGACTTGGTATCGACGGTGTTATATAACGGGAAAGAAACTGTTACGGTTTTAGGAGCGGTTCCCCCATATTTTTGAGTATCTTCGAAACCAAAACCGGGGAGAATTCCACCAGCGATTTCTTCGCCCAAATCAACAAGTCCTGAAATCGACTCAAATCTACCCTTCAACCCTTTCAACATCGAACCAGTTAGATTAAAATCATTTCCCGCTGACCAAGTATTAGAAATTTCTCGTAGACTGCTTCCACCCCTTAATAAATGTGGAAAATAATATGTAAATCCTGTTGGTTTTCCTGAATACATTGTTAGATAAGTATCTAAAGATTTAGATCCACTATATTCATCGACACCCTCCAATAACCTTTGTAAATTTGTCACGGTTTGTCCCCATGTCAATTCAAATTCTTGGGCGCATATGGCAGGAACCTCCGATTTATCCATAGATGAATTACACCACGGAAATTGGCTATGTAGATTTATAATACCATCTCCTTTATGCTTTGCATAAGGATATGTAAACTTTACAGTTTGACCGAATAGTTTTATAACAACTTCTTTATCAACTATATTATACAACCCTCCCCCCCGAGTGTGATCATTGGCTTGGTTCAAAGTCTCGGATTCTGTTATCATAGAACTCCCCCCTTGATTGGTGGTTGTATTATCAGAAACATCAGGCATATAAATAATTAAGCAAAACTTCTCTCATTGGGATATTTTCTCCAATAATTTGTTCGAGAATCGAATATAGGATCGCGTTTACCACTCATGGAACTATCACCACCTGATGCATTGCTTACGTTTGATACATTATTCACGTTCACGTTGGAACCTTGAGAATTATCAGATTTTTGCATACCAACAATGGTATTACTCATGGTTAGAATTGCATTCTTCATCTCACCTAACATTGTATCCAACATACCACCAGATTTGTAAGCCAACACATTATCATCGGGTGCCAAATCATATTGGGTATTGTTTGACGGATTATAAACACTCTTCGATGGTAAGAATAAGTCATCGGCTTTTACACGCTTTTTACTTTTTTCTAATTCCAATAATCCCCTTTCTTTATTAAGTTGCGATGCATAGTATGAAACATCCTGTTCCATACTACCCTCTTTGTTTGCGAAATATTCACCATCCCACACAGCCTTTAGACTACTTATTTCGGAATTTTTAAGCTTTTCATTTTCAAGTTGTTTTTTAGAATTTTCTAATTTTTTATTCAGTTCTTCTATGTTTTTTGATATACTACTTTCTCGATCTTGAGAGTGTGGCGAAGAGCCTATCATTTTCTTTACATTATTTTCAGCATTAGTTACATCGGATGATTCTAACGAGTCATATTCATCTTGTCGAAATTCATCACCCATTCCCATCATATCGGCTAATTTAGATCTAAATCCAAATACTGACGGGAACCATGATAATAACCCACGAAGTGTTCTGCGTTTGAAATCCTTCATAAAACCTTTAAAGTTGAAACTCAATCCACCTTCGCTTGTGTGTTCTATATTATCAAAGAACGCCATAAAGGGTGTAATGATAGTTCCGATAACCGGAACACCGTTCAATTGTTCAAACCCACCACGAAAATCACCAGTAGTTAATTTATATAATCCTTCGCTTAAATTCACAAAGGTCTGTATGAACGGAGTTTTCTTTAGAGTACCCCAAATACCTTTAATGCCGCTCCAAACCATACTAGCCTGTGCAGAACTTTTTTCAGATCCTTCCAAATCTAAAGTTTGTACTTCTAGCATTATTTGCAATGCAGACACACCTAAACTCAATGGAATACCAACACCGGGGATTAAACCAACTACTCCGTTTAATAAATCCAATAACCCTTGGGTTGTGTTGCCTTTTTGAAAGTTGTCAATAGCAAATCCCAAACTAATCAAAGATCCGATAATAGGAATTCCCCTCAAAGCGGCCTTACCAACATTGCCTAAAGTTTTACCTAGAATCTTTTTAACGGTTGCTCCTGATAATAGCTTCATAGTTCCTGCGCCTAACCCCTTTTCAGCACCTTCGCCTAGAAGAGCCGAAAATACTTTCCCTATCATTTTCTCACCAAGTTTTCCGGCAGTTTCAAAAATTTCTCCACCTATTCTTAATGCAGCACCACCAGCGGCAGCACCACCAACATAAAACCATTTTTCTATAGATTCGAATATACCACTAAATTTATCCAGAAAATCAAATTTAATACCGAATTTTTCTTCGATCCATGGCTTGATATGACTACCCCAAAACATCCCCACCACACCTACTAGAGCGGCACCAGCGGCTATCATACCCAGAATCCCCATAGTCTTGTTGGGGTCCAAATTTAACTCTTTAAGAACATCTATTATAGAATTATTACTTCTTTCTAATTTTTCTAAGTTTTTAGAAAGTCCAATTTTCTCAAATGCTTGCGCGAGAGCGTCCGATATATTATTACCTTTATCAGACGGATCATCGAATGTATCTTGTTCGCTACCAGATTTTTGAATTTTTACTGTTAATACCGATGATAAAAGTTCTTTTAGACCACCATCACTAAATCGGACCGATGAAACACCATCATCCGATATTTTTATATTATCCGAATCATTTGATTGGTTGGAATAGGATTTAATATCTGGTGATGTATCACCAGATATACGCGATGTCATCTTATCGATAACATCCTTTATCCTATCTTTAGAATCTTTTCTAAGTTCGATGATACCAGTCGGATCAGCCATTGCACCGATCTTTTCATCTTGATTATCATCAATTTCTTTTTCGACCTTACTATACAAACTTTTTAGTTTGCTCACTATAGGAGAAATAACCTTTTCTCCTAAATCTTTGGCATAGGTAGCCTTCTTCGAAAACTCAAATAAACCAGCAGGCTCAGATATCTTTGCGAGCTTGTCCTTGTTATTCGTTAGATCTTGAACATTGGTCCCGGCTTTTTCGTATAAAAATCTTATCTTATTGATAAGGGGATTTATAACAGTATCCTTTAAACTTGAGGATATTGCCGATGAGTCTACATTTTGGAATATGATTTTTAACAGATCATCCCCATTAATAGGATCAAATGTTAATCTCGAAATTACTGCATCAATGTCTAACTCAGCCATATTAAATAATTATGGCCTAAAGAGTTAATTAACAAATAAAATAGGGTCTATCTTGATGGTAACTTGCTTACCAGAATCGTCGGAAACTATTAAATAACTTTCTAGATCTTTTTTCCAATCAGATATCTTTGATAATATCTCCTGAACGATGCTACTAGGCAATTTCTCAACCAATCGAATCTTTTGCGGAAATGTTAGAGTGTCAAAATCGATATGATCTTTACCCATACTAACCAATTTAACATATTTAGAAATCTCTCCTAGAAATTCTTTCGAAATTATGTCTTTAACATCTTGTGATGTCTTAATATCATTGACAGTCTTTTCTTTTTTGTGCATCAGATCTTCATATAAGAACTCTGTATATATAGAAGGTGTAGAAACAGTAACCGACAATTTCTTATCTCCCAACTTTGTGGGTTTGGGATGTTGATAATTTTTTTTGATTTGTTTTAGAATTACATCGAGAGAAATTTTGGAAGATTCTTCGGATTTTTCATCGAAGCGAACCATCAACACATCCGAAATTTGTTTTCTCACCCCAAGAACAAGTGATGCTTTATCAAAAACCGTCAAAGTTTTGAGGATTTCATCACCTAACAATTCGACTAGGATTTTATAAAAAGATATAATGAATACCGTGTTGTATAAAGAATTGTCAACCGATGACCCAATAAGTTCTTTCTGTTGGTTTGCATTGATCTCCCTTAGTTTCAAATCACTTTTGGTTGATGGGATATATACATCACTACTGTAAGTGTCTACCAGATCAGATAATGCACTTAATGCACTATTAAAATCAAATTCATTTTTATCTACAATTTCTTCTACAATGTCTTCGGTGCTCATATTTTAACTATTTATAGGGCTTTGCCCAAATTCAAGAGCCAAAGCGTCTACGGGGCTTGTCTGTTCGTTTGTGGCCCCTTCTGATGGATTTGACGAGTTTCCTTTTGTATTCTTATCCTGAATATATAGAGAAAGATAAATTTTTCGTTCGTTGGGTGACAAACTTTTTATATAATTTGGACCTAATGCCGATAATACATAAATTTCACTATGGATACTCTTGATATCATACGAACAAACCAATTTTATAAGTTCATGAATAGTGTTGTTATACATGTTGATTCGGAAATCTTTGAAAATTTCTAATGCGAATATATCTTCTTCGGAAGCACCTTTCAAAGTTTTTAAAATATTGGTTTGAATCTCGTTGGATAATGACACAGGTAAATTACCAAACACAATTCTTTTAGATTTTGTTGATAAATCTGACCATTTCAATTTAAATTTAAATGGGGTAAGATCTTTGATAAAAAGTGGGAAAGTTTCTGATATAGAATTAGAATCGTTTTCCAAACTTAAAAATTCTGGAAGATCTGCAATATATGGGAATCCTATCTTAACCCGAATCGCGTTATGTGAAAAATCGTAGGTATATTTCTCCATCAGAGTGTATATATTTTTCAACAATGTGTTTAAATCTAAGGTTATTTTTGTATTTTGTCCATCGATCTTACTATATAATTCGATAGATGACCCAACACTTACGATTCTTAGCTTTATAGAGAATAGTATAAATTCTATTATATCAATCTTAGATAGATCATCTTTATTAGATACGCAATTTTCTACTATGTTGTAAACAAATTTAAAATATCCTAAAGAATTATCCGAAAAAGAATATTGCGCTTTACCTAAATCCAATTGTTCTTCTGTGGTAATCTCTCTATATGTTAACACCGTTTTGGTGAATGGTAATTCAACAGTGTAATGGTAACGCATAAAAAAACTTACAAGTAAAATGGTAAAAGTCTACTTATCCTAGAACCGTGTAACCATCGTATGCAAAATTAACCTGAGTTGTTTTGAGAGCATCTGTCATATGACTATATGATTCCCCAGAAATATCCATTGGTGCAATATTATAAAATCTAAAAATCTTTCTAATACTTAAAGGATTATCAGGCCCAGCCTTTGATAACATCACGATATCACATTGAGAACATTTTACATTTTTAATGGATTTTTTAGATCGCGCAACAAACCCATTATAACCGACTAGAATACTCCAAGGTCGTATGACTAAATCAAGAAACGATAGATTAGTCTCCAGTAAAGTTATTTGTAAATTTTCAACATCGCGTCTACCATTGGTAGTTGCTGGTGCCATGAATCCACCATAATCTAAACCCTCATGACTAGTCTTTATGAGTTCTCCCGGTAAATTTACCTGTTTGGCAAATACACAACCAATTAAACTGTCGGTTGCATACTGTAACCGTCCATCGATCAGGTGTTTAACACTCTCCTTGTTGATACCCCAACCATTATTTCCTAGAGCAGATTCATAATTACCTAATTGGTTATTTAGAGTGCCTTTTAGACAATTGACCGAATCTAGATGAAAATGGCAGTACCATAAAGTAGGTAGTGCTATATTAGTTGACCAATTACCTAGAAGCTCTAGATAATATTCGTAAGGACTTTGTGCTCCGGTTGCCATAAAACTAATTATGGAAATAAGATCAAATTAACGAGATAAACGGAAATATTGATATGCGATAGAAGCGGTTGTTGTTACAAGGGTTCCAGTATCTTTCATATCTAAATCAAAGGTTCCGACTTTACGACAATAACACCCGAAGAGTGTATATGTTCTAATTGGATTTCCTTGCTTATCTATCAGAGTAATGATAGTTTGGTTAGAAACGTCCTTATTAGGGATATCATATGCACCCGTTGATGTCTGGTCGTTGAATATGTAGTTCGACCAGTCTTCTAACTTTCTACGGATAGAAAGGTTTTGAGGCATACGAAAAAGAACGTTCCAATCACTAGAACCGGGATACTTCGCGGTTCCCGGCGCATTGAAATCTAATCCCATAAATGGGATTTGGATGTTGGTGATCTCTCTTTCAGGAAGAATTGCTGTCTCCATATAGATAAGTTCATTAAGATTAAACCTCTGCCCACCAAGGGCAACTACTCTAAATAAGTTTTTTCTTGCAAAATCGTTTACCGATGCTACATCATAGAAGTTTTCAATTCCGGTTTGGTCTAATAATCCACTCATAATTTAAAATACTTATATAAAAAGGCTTACAGTCTACGATAAATGAATGTAGAATTGCCACAATTCCAAACTCTTCTATACTCATTCATAAACATATTTTCAACTTCGGTCAAATTTTCATCAAATTTTTCTAGGAACTTTGGGAGTTTATGTTTCTGGGCCGAAACTCTAGATACTTTTTTATATGTTTTGGTTCCGATATTTTTAATATAAAAATATCCAATTCTTGTATTTTCTTTAAACGAAAACCCCAACGATTTGTATAAATTACCACCGCTATACCGTCTGTCGGCATAACTGATAACAGATAGAGGATTGTAAATTTTTAGAAAGTTCGAAAATAGTTTAGAAGCACCACCAATAACTCCACAATTTTTTTTATTACAAAAACGAACAAGTTCATATTCATATGATTTATTAAATCTGGGTTTTGAAAATGTCATAATAGAGACCAATTCCCCATCAAAATATAATCCAGATCTTATAGGACTTTTGTCGTGCCCCTGTAAATGATTATTTTCTAGAAATTTTCGGACTTCTTCGAATGGTAGATCGTTAACAATAGAGCATTTTCGTGCATATATTCTATTAGATTTTCCCAGTGCATTACGAATCATAGATTTCCAGATATCTTTATTATTTGGAGAATACCACTCATCTGAATTGATATGAAAAAGTTTAATATTAGATTCTTCACATTTTTTGGTTTTTATTAATCCTCTATTTTTATTATTTTTTTCTTTGTCTTGATTGTTAGGAAAGTTTGATCCAAAAGAATGCCAAAGAAGACCATCATATTCAAACCCCACACCTATATCGGGTAACAAAATATCTATTTCTAAATTATCGATTTTGGAATTTTCTAATATTTCACCAGAATATAAGGTTTGGATATACGCCAAAACATCTTTTTCTTCCTTTGAAGAATTAGCATCACCATAACATGTTGGACAATATATATCCATCCAACGCGCATTGGTTAACGATCTTTCATGGATCTTATTGCACTCATTACATTGGATTTGAAACGTATTATTTTTTAGAGTATTAAAATCTGATAATATTGTCATATTTTGGGTGTCTAAAACATTGTCTTTAATTTCTATTAACCTCTTCCCGCGCCTACATACATTTCCACACTCTTTCTGATATCCGGAATAAAAATTCAAAAATTTTCTATTATTACCGCACAAACATTTTTGGGGTGTTTTTAGATCATTTACTATTAAAAAATACCGTTCGCTCATATTTAAAGATGTTTTATCAGATGTTAGTGGTAATATATCTTGGGTATAATATACGGCACTTAAAAGAAAATCGAAATCATTTTTAATAATCTTCGGATTTACATATGATATATTTTTATATTTTCTATCTACCTTCATCTCTATATATTCTTTTAATTTAGAGATTTCTGATAGGTTATACTGGTTTGATTTAAATTTATCGGATAGTTCCAAACATAATTGAGCATAATTATCTATTTTATTTTTTGATGGACTTTTCCATTTTTTATACATTCTTTGGCATTTTTTATTGATACATGATCTGTATCCTTGCTTAGATGATACAAACCTTTTCTCGTATATATTACAAAATTTACATGTAGGAGATTTTTCTATGCCATTCATAATACAATATATTCTTTCACTTACTGATGGATTTTTGATATCCAAAAAATGAGTAATTTTTAATATAGTTTTATATGTTTCCGATGACTTGAACCAATCCCGTCGAATAATTGCGGAATTTACGGTTTCTCCATCTGTTTTTATGAGATTTGTTTTAATGTCGTTTATAATTTTGAGATCGTATGTCATAGTATTAATTACACTATTATACAAAAAAATAAAGACCTTTTCAAGTCTTTATTTTTATTTAATTAACCAATCAATTCGTTAAAATTGACCCCTGTTCGAGTAGCAATGAAGTCAGCCAAAATATATTCAGCAGTTCTAACTGGTTGGATGTATAGAGATACCCTAAGTTCATTAGCATCGATAACATCAGGAGTATTATTCCTCTCGTCACATACTATCTGATAGTCATAGACACCATCGTTAATTCTGGCTTTTTCGAAAACCGGAGTCAGAGCACCAACCAGACGAGTTCTGGTTGAGAACGTATTGGGTTCGAATAGGAAATATTTCAAAACACTTTGTGTGTTCTTTTCGAGATATAAAAACAATCTTCTAACATTAATTCTATCAAATGCCGATGGTTTTCTGTATAATGTTTTTTGTCCATAAAGAACAAATCCATCATTGGGGAAGAATGCAATTGGGTTGATATTAATTTTGTAAAGAAGATCTCTTTGCTTCTGGGTTGTTGTTACACCAATATCGGAAACACCATTCAAAGATCCTCGATTAAAACCACCAATTGCGGTCCAAGGGTAAGCGGTTCGATCAACTTCTGCGCATTTAGCAGCTACAAATCCAGAAGAAGGAACCCATACTTGGCTATCAGATGCAGTGTCGTTTAATTTCAACCAGTTACCGAACACCGTTGCATATGATGTTTCAACACCAGCAAAGAGATTCTTCAAAGGCCAATAGATATCGGTAGAAAATATATAATTTTCTCTCTTCGTTGTTTTGGTGTTATCTCCGTTTACATAAATGTAACGAAGAGCATCAGCAATGAACAAATGATCTTTTCTAACATTTTGAGCAAAGCTAACAAACTGATTAACAATTGATAGATAATCATCTCTGACACCACCGACGATAGACCCGTCTGTAGATTTAAGAACACTATAATCAACATTAAAAGTATCATCAAAGATCTGTGGTTGTGTCGAGTAAGCAACTTGGCGAGCCTTAGCACCAACCCAAACAGTTCCTAAACCAGCTTCCGGAATGACATCAACTCTGACATCATCGGCATTTTCTAAGATTCTTAAAATTCTCTGGAGTTTTGCCGGAACATTTCCGACATCTTTTGCGCTTTTATCTGTATCGGTAGCGTAAATACCAGCAGAATATAGATTCTTGGCACCATCGGAAACTGTTACCGTCTTTTGTGGATTACCATCCGGTGCTGTCCAATCACCACTAGATGAAATATATGGGTTCGTGATAACCTTAAAACTAGGAGAGCGAAGGTTTACCATGCTTTCCAAGAAAAATGTCTTAGGTGATCCACCGTTGGGATCATTCTGAGTTCTGTTTTTATTCAAAGAACCGGTATATCCTTCGGAAGTGATATAATCGAGAGTTACAGTATCTTGGTTGTAGATCGATGGGCGAAGTTTAAAAATACCCAATGTCAAACTATCCGTGTAAGAAGGATTGCCAAAATCGAATCCGGTAGGAAGTGCTTCAATTGCCTCAGATATAGAACCACTACCATATGCAGAATATGTGCTTGTCAAGGTGAATGACATTCTAGCAGGTGGTACATATGTAAAACTTTGATACTTGTTGTTTGTGATTGAATTTACAGATTTGACACCACTAAGAGCGTCGAAATTTGTGGCAGGGTTGTTGTTGCTATTATCCGCAAATCCAACATAGTAACCTTCAAAGATATTGTTTATGGTTGTTTTTGCATAATCCAAAACAACGATACCAGCTTTACTCAAACCAGAAGCATCGGTAATATTACCAGTAGAATATCCATCATTCCAATTGATGCTCCCATCAACCACATCTTGATATTCTGTGTTGGTCAAAAGAACCGAATATGGTTCGAGAACAACAAATTCAGTGGAAGTTGCATACTTAGCAGTGTTAGAAGATAAAGGGTAAACCAATGCACTATAACTATTTGCAAAACCAGCACCAGCACCCGAACCGTAAGGCATACGAGTTACCAAAAGATTTGCAGATCCTTCTAAACTTTGTTTGGCGGAATGGTAAAAATATCTTTCTGCTGAGTTTTCTGGTTGACCGAAAATGTCCTCAAATTCACTAGTGCTACCAACATTTATGATTTCATCAGTTGGTCCTTGGGGTGTAAAACCCGTCATAAAAACATTAGTCTCGGCTGTAGGACGAGCGATAATGCTTAAATCAACTTCATTAATTTGAATACCGGGTGATGCAATTGTTCTAGATGCCATAATTTATATTAACTATTTATACTTTTAACTCTACAAAAAGGATCAATCGATGATAATTAGTTACACATGAAATTCGACAACGTATATAAAGAAGCATTGGTTAATATGGCAACACCACAAAATCCATCGCAAACCACAACACAACCCCAAGGTGTCCAACCAAAACCAAAACTGGATCAAACCCATATAAATACTCTAATGCAAAAATGGACCTTGGCAAAACAGAATAACCAACCTTTAAATCTAACACCTGATGAATTGGAAGCATTTGGACAACTCTTGGGTGGTGATAACCCCGAACCTCCACAAGTATCGCAAACCCAAAAACCCCAACAAACTAGCACACCACCAGTAAATTCCCCAAACACACCAGCTATTTAATTGAAAATGTTGAAAGCGTATCGAAAGTAGATAAGTATTTTTATGTCAAATAAAACATCCTACGGTTACCCAATTTTAGAAAACCGACCAATGCCGTGCTCTTTTTGTGGTGCTTCTATAAACGGAAGAGTTCAAGAGAGAAAAGATCACACTACCAAAGAAGTCATTAAAGAGTGTCATTGGGTTTGCACCAGATGTGGAAACGTTTCTAGAGTTGGTCGATTGGCATCATAAATCTTTGTAATGAGATTAGATAAAATTTTAAAAGAAGCCATGGGATCTTATGGACCCAATTCTTATCCAGCGGCATCATCACCACCCAGAAAAGATTTTATTCCTCAGAAGAAAAATGCTAATAACTTTAATCGACAACAAAACAACGATAGTATTCTGGCAGCGGCACCGACTCCAGAAAGTCCGTCTTCGATGCCTTGGGAATTAAATCATATTGTTGATGATCTAGTAGATGCTTTTATTTACCTTGAAGTTGCCATGAAAAAGATGTCAAACTGCGCTAAAAATAGTAAGTCTATCTCTGATGAACAGAAAAAGGCACTTTTAGAGTTGTATAGAGCAACAAAAGATGCTGCAATGGTTGTAAAAAAAGTTGGTATGAGTATCGAAAATGCCGGAAATATTGCCCAGCAACCTACTCCCGATGCCTTTGTCCCCACATCTGGGAAGAAAAGTATTAAAAAGAATTGACTTTATTCAAAAGATGTATAAGATGGTGGAATGAAGTTTAATCCAACCATAAAAAATACCCTACAATCTACTGCCATCACCAGTGCAACATCGTTTATTGGTGCATTTGCTCTCTTCTTGTTTGGTGTCAATTTTTTCGCGGCGTTTATACTGTTCTTCGTCCTACAGTTCATTTTATTCTCATTTTTCGGGTCGATTTTTAAACATTATCTATCAGAAGGTCGTAAAAAACTAGAACTCGATAAGCTAGAAAATTTATCAACCTTGTTGGATTGTGCGTATTGTAAAAAACAAAATGTCATGATCTTCAATCCAGATCAATCCGAGCGAATCGAATTTGTATGTGATCATTGTAAAAATAAAAATCTGGTATCGATGCAGTTCGTTGTTGCCCAAATTTCTCAACCACTTGAAAACCCCACGGTTCAAGGAATTCCCGTTGAAATGAATGATATTATCGATAACGATACCTATAAAAATGATTAATTGTATTGACATTGTGGTATAAATTTTTTATGATATAAAAATGATTAATACAAAACCAAAACCAAAACAAATCTATTATAGAGCCAAACACAAAAAAGAAGATGTTCTAAAATATTGGGAAAAGGCGAATGCCAATGCTGAATTACTAGCACGATGGATATGTCTTTATGATGCTATCAACATTGTTTATGACAAAGCCGAAGAACGAGGGATTGTTTTGGATGATGTAGATCTATCTCCCATCAAAATCAAAGAGTATATGGAAGCAACCGTGGATAATTACCATAGACAGTTACTTCGAGATATGCACGGTATCGACATCTTTTACAGTGAAAGGGACGAAAATGATCGATAATATCCAAGTTCTTAAAGGTTATGCAACCGACCTAGAGTGTGTAAAAAATTATACATTCACCTTTACCGATAAAATGAATGTATTGTTCGGCCCAAATGGTTGTGGAAAGTCTAGCCTCTTGAAGATTATGAAGGCATATTGTGGGATTCGTCAGGGTGGTTGGTCACAGATAAGTGAGGAACTATCCTTTTCGGCATCTCGGGCAGACCAATTCCCACATGCCTATAATATTTTTTCTCCGGGGAATTGTTTGGCCAATGTTGGGTGGGACGGAACACCATCTTTCTTTAATGAGGGTGATGTGAAGGTAGATGGACTCTCATGGTTCTTTTCCAATGAAAAGATGTCAGAGGACGGTATCAGCACCGGAGACGATCATATGGACACCATGGCCCTAAAACCATCATCTGGACAGTATCGTCTACAGAAAATCAACAAAATCTTAAATGTCATCGAATCACCACCTGTTCTACATGGTAGCACACCAGAGGGAAACTATATCAAGACACTTCCGAAAAATGGTAAGGTAACTCTTCTATTCGATGAACCAGAAAGAGCACTGTCTTTACCTAAACAAATGGAATTATTCAGACTCTTGGAAGGACTCTCTGACAACTATCAGATCATTATTGCAACCCACAGTCCATTTGTTTTGTTTAATTTGGGTGCCAAGATTTTCGATATGGAAGAAAATTATTCTACCAAATGTATCGAGATTTTCCAGACTTGTGTGAAGGATTACCTCACTGGTAAATTAGAATCCACAGTCTGACCATTTATAAATTCTTGTAAAAGTACTGCTGATTTTTTTAAGACTTCATGATCATTCGCCGTAAGAGGTGCCATTTTTGATGCCATGTACAAATTGTTCAGTGCCTGAATTGGGGTGATTTCTCCTTGTTCCGGTGCTTTGGAATCTTTATTTTTGGTTGTTGGTGTATCTGACATATATCAATATTTATTCGCGGATTGGTTAATTACAAGCTTTAAAAATTACCAAGTAGATAGTCCACTTCTTTTCCAAGTATCAGTTGCGGTGCATACATACATATAAGAGGCGTCCCAAGCAATTTTCCCTTGGGTGCCAAGATTTTCGATATGGAAGAAAATTATTCTATCAAATGTATCGAGATTTTCGAAACCTGAGTTCTCGGTTTGTGGTGTACTGTTCATAAAATTAAGGAAGTGATCCATAGGTTTCCACTAATCTATAGGCGGTCAACTTCCCTCCTGTTCCCGCCGAAGCTCCATACACAAACCTACAGAAAGAGAAGGCACGACCACTAGTGATACTTCCAGAAGGGACAGCCGCAACAGAACAAATTAAGGACCATGCGGCGGTAGGGTTCTCGCGCCCATAAAGATAACAAGATGCTGCGTCTTGCACCAACCAATAATGATACATCAATACAGAGCTTGCAATGACGCCGCTCCATACACCTGTAGTTAAAGTGGTATTGTTTGTCTTCACTAATATTCGAAACTTTGGATTATTAGCAGTATCAGAAATTGATTCAATGCATATTCCAGTGGATGCTAAATTTCCGTAGTCATAACTTTCAGCGGAAGAATCCACCCCCCCAATGATTATTCTGTGAAGCTTGGATATTTCTCTGCAACCACAATATCCTATGAATGCCCATCCAAAATTTGTTCCGAATACTTTTCGATTACTAGAATCGAAGGTAAGGGATTGTCCCTCATATGCGGAATAATATTGTAAGGCGAAATTTGTTTCCACATCTCCTGTCGTAAGGCTCAGTTGTGCGTCTCCATAAGTAATGGCTGGACCACCTACTGTTTTGTCTTGTCTAGGGTTGGAATTCATCGAAGGCATAGGCCAATATGTTAGAAGATATCGAGCATCCAATGCCCCAACATTCGCCAAGTCATTTGCTCCTACCGCTGTGGCGTCTTGTGCTGTGATGCTGCCTCTGACAACGTGCGAGTCCCCTGCGGCATCTCCTATGAGAACATTGTCGGTGAATCTTGCTGATCCGGCTACGTCGAGCTTGAATGCGGGGGAGGTAGTCCCAATTCCTACGTTGCCACCTGCAAAATTAAACCCTGCTCCACTTCCAGCCGCATTAAATGTAGTGATGCCTGTTGAACCTGTAGTTGCGTTCCAATAGTTTGAGGCATCATATCCTGAACGGAATTGTTCAGTGGTTGAAAGTAGTTGCAACTTAGAAGATGGGGCAGTAGTCCCGGTGCCGATTCCTACACTTCCATCCTTAACAGCCATGTCTGGAACTGATGGACTAGACGCATACATATAGACGGCTTTGCCGCTTGTGTGTGAGCCGTTCAAATATAGTGGACTATTTATTGATGTGAGCTTACTACCACTACCCCAAAGATAAATTCCACAATTAGACATGCTAAGACCACCAGCACCACCAGCAATGGTTGGTGACCAATACATATAGTAAGCGGCATTTTTATTTCCCGATTGAAATAGAACTGTACCATCATCTGCTACGTAAAACCGTTCGAATCCATCCGAATCTCTGAGGCTCAATGTTTTGCCTGAATTCAATACAGTATCACCCTGAACCGTTAGTTTTGAACTTGGTGATGTGGTTCCAATCCCGACGTTACCGACAGAATTAACGACACTTAAAACGGTTCCTGAACTGTTTTGCCATTCTTGAAGATTAGCTGTCTGCCCTGCAAAACCTTTGATGATCTGACCAATAGTTCCTGTTGCTCCTGTATCTATTTGCAATTTGGCACCGGGAGTCGTCGTTCCAATTCCTACGTTGCCGTCCTCACCCACTCTGAACAATTCTGTACCGCCACCATAATTATTAGAATTTTTAAAAACACCAAAATATCTTGTGTCTGAATCATTATTGTCTCCATCAATCTGCACTACAAACCCTCCGGAACTCACGAAATAGGGGCCGTGTGTTGGGTCCCAAAGCATTCCATTTGTTCCATAATCAAAAGCAAATCCTCCATTAGAACCTGCACTGCTAGTAAATTTACCTTTGGAATTCACATAGGCAAGATTTGTCCCGCTTGAGTTCTGCCACTCTTGCAAATTAGCAGATTGTGAAGTAAAGCCTTTTACTATTAGACCTTTTGTTGTTGCAATTCCTGTGTCTATTTGAAGTTTTGAACTTGGTGTTGTGGTTCCAATTCCTACGTTACCTTCAACAATTAAACCATTTGTTGGGGCAGCAATTCCTGAATATGTCGTACCGATGGCAGCATTTCCAACAACATTCAACTTACTGTTAAATGTGCTTATACCAATACCAAGACTACCCAATTGGTAGGTATCCCCACTACTTGAATTCGCCCACCATCTTAATGCGGCAGAACCTTGATTTTGTATACCTACACGATTATCTTGATACACAGGTCTGAAAATAAGGTCTCGCGTAGTACCAAATCCCCCATTTCCAACACCCCAAACCCAAGCCCCATTAACAAGCGGCCTTTCCAATCTTATAGTTGTGGAACTATCACTTGAAACATGAAGAGGTGTGCTCGGTGATGTCGTCCCAATTCCTACGTTACCCGTACTTTCTTCAACAAATAAATCATCTGTATTAACAGATATATCTCCTGTAAAGTCTGGGTCTGCCAAGGGAGCTTTTAAATCTAGCAACGTATCTACACCTAAGTTAGATATTGCTGTACCTGCATCAAGTACGTCAGAAAGGTTGTTACCTATTAATAATGCATTATCAGCTTTGCCTAGAGACGTTTGAACACCTGAGTCTAATTTTAAAACATCAATAGATCCTGCAATAAGAGATGCACTAAGATTCTGTCCGGTTAACGCAAAATCAATTTCTGAACTATCGGTTACAGAAAGAGCCGAATGCCTTGCCGATGTATTTGCACTAACATTAGAATTTGCAGATACTCTTCCTTCTGTAAAATATAGATTACTACCTTCTACAATATCTCCAGTATCTAGGGAGACAACACCTTGTTGTCCGTTGACAGATACAACTTTGTTAGAGTTTATAGATTTTTGCCATATCGAATTTGCATAGATAACCCAATCCCCGTCATCAAATGTAATAGATCCGGCACCAAAATCATGAGACCCTGAAATTGCAATATAAACATCCCCAATGTCACCAGAACCATTAGCCAATGTGGGCGTGTTCGTGTTGGGATCATAAGTTCCCTTGAATTCCATGACCGTTGAAGGTAATTGTGAGGCTGGAACTTTGCCTCCGGAATCTAGAGTCGATACGCCGTTGTTAGCACCTTTTTCTGATGTGGAAATTTTTCCGGTTAATAGAGTATTGGTCTGAGATTGGGTATATTTATCTAAATTTGTTATTTCATTCTCGGTATGAGTGTGACCAATATTAGATTTTAAATCGAGTGCTGATAATGTTAAATTGGATACAGGTTTAGAAATATCCGATGTATTATCAGAACTACCCAATCCGATCTGTAATTTGGTAACATTATGTGGGTTAGATGAATTTGTAGTATGGTCTGTTAAATCTATGGTGGTTGCCTTTAAATCTAGTGCATTTTTTAGATCGATCTGATCATTTATATCACCGTGGATATCTCCCCAATTAAAATCTATGGAACTAGTATAATTCACATAAGCATATACACTATTCCATTGAGCCGAGGTTAAACTCACCAGAGTATCGACTTCTAATAAATTTGCACTATTGGTAATAACAAAGGTTGTTATCTGTTCTATGTTAAAATCTAGAGCACTAGTAGTATTAACATATGAATATACGCTATTCCAAAAAGAACTCGTCGAAGTAACCGATGCATATACACTGTTCCAGTTTACAGAACCTTCTAATAGATGATCTAATGCACCATAAACCGGAAAACAAGAATATTCTTCTTTGAGAACGATCTGTGACACATTAGTTTGTGGTCCAGAAACGCTGATGTTATAATTTTCATCAGAAGACGGACTCGAAACTTCTATATAATATTTAACTTCTTCGGACATTAGTAATTCGTTACTTCATCAATAACCGTTAAATTTCCACGGAGATATGTTCGAGTGTAATTATCGATAGTCACCTGAAAATCATAATAATATATTTCCGGTGACATTTTCATTGCACTAGCCGGAACGGTTTCTAAGGTGATAACATTAGCACTCAAAGAAACACCATGGGTGTCCGAAGGCCATTTTAAAACGATTTCTCGGTCTCTGGTTTCTCCGATATTACCAACAGAACATATAACGATTGCATTAGTAACATCTAAAGGATTCTTTTCAGAATCTAAGAATGTAAATGTTATAGGACCGTAAGAATCCCCTCTATAACAATCCGGTAAGTTGGCTAAAGCTGGTAACATATAATTACTTATTATTCATAGTAATTATTTGGCAATATGGTTAAATTTATTTAACCATTTAATAATCACCATAAATATTTGTATCGGCACAAGGGTTTTCTTTAAGATAATCGAAGTTATCTAGGGATTCTGCTTCTATTGCATCATTATCATTAGCAGGATTGTTTCCAACACCAGCACCGGGGCTTCCGGGTTCGTTAGAAAAATCGTAACGACGACTTTTGAAGAACCACACGTAGTGACCCCCAAGTGCATTCAATTCGAATTCATCTTTTATCTCGGTTAGCTCATAAACATTGGCACCACGTTTCGGAAAATTCAAACGGTCCGCACCGAATTCGGTCAACTTGAGTAGATCCCCCGCCTTTGGCTCTATAGTGCCCCCAAAAAGGGCGTTGAAGTGAAATGGATGGATGACTCCGCTAAGGTCAGAATCAGCAATAATACCGAATTTTGAAAGAAGATATGCATCATTGTTCATATCCAACAATAAAATAATCTCTCTAGGTTTTAAAAATCCAGAATTAGGGTCTTCACCATATAAAGGGTGCATCGTATCCAATGTTGCTTTATTGGAATAATATCCAACTTCCTGACCATAAATATCAATCTGTTCTCTCCACTGAGCCGAGAACAGTTGACGTTCATTCAGATTTAAATTTTTATTCTGATATCGTAATCTCGACATATTATTTATGTTCCAATTTCCAACCACCATTCTGTAGAGGGACTAACATCATATTAGTTTTACCTTTGATAGTTTTGACTCTTCTATCGCTAAAATCGATTTGATAATCTTGTTCTAAATTTCTAATATCAAAAGGTGTTAAAATTTTTGTTTGATTCTGGGCCACGTTTGCAACACTAGATTGGTAGGGAGTCTTTAAATCTTTTCTAACCCGAGGAACCATAGTTTTTGATTCTCTATCCGTATCATTACCCATCGTTCGTCTCATAGAATGTTGATGGGAATTAGTATTAGTGTGTTTTTTATTATATTTTTGAAATGGTGTAGCAACATTCTCAACCTGAACATTTGTCAATAAACCGCGTAATGTTCCTATTTTATAACGCTGATTCCTATTAATTATTTGTTTTTCTACCCCCTTGGCGAAATAATCTAACTGATTGGTTGATAATTCTCCTAATTCCGTTTCTATAATATTTTTAATCATTGATGCAATATTACGGACACCATGCATTTTTGGATCTTTTTGAATTGTATAAAGAATAACTCTCTTAATATAATGACTGATTATCTGCCTAGGTGATGCCGATTCTTCTACCCGTTCCTTTGGTTTAAATTGTGTTACCTTGCGTCGAGTTGTCATAGGGTCACCATGTTTATCAGATTCGTGGGAGTAATCTGATGTTGGGAATATATCAATAATTTGTCTAATAGTATTTTTACCCAAGAAATTTATAGATGATCCTGATCCTATCATATTATTAAATTTTGTATTTATTGTATGGCGTAGAATTTCTAAAAAATTGTTTCGATCATCGCTAGAGTGTATAAAAGATTTATAGATATCAAACTTTTCAGGTGTTAAAGATTCGCGGAGAGCACCGAATAGATGTTTATATACATATCTTTTATTTCTATCTGATGGTTGCAACTTACGAGCAAGTTCAGATGTCAACATATTAGCCTGAAATGTTTGTTGCCCCACCTTTGACCCAAGGGTCTTAGTGTTAAACGCTTCTTCTAAAATTTCTAAAAAATCCATATAATATTACTTATCAACAAAAAAGGCAACATCGTGAAATGTTGCCTTTTGAGAGGGGGATAATTTTAATATTTGTTACTGATCGAACAAACCTTTTCCAGTCTTAACAGCACCAGAAACCGAGTGACTTGATGCTTTCATCAAATTGTGTCCAGCCGATGGAGATAGTTTGGAAGGAACACCATCGAATCCCTTTCCAGTGGAAGGGGTTTGCGCTTTCTTGCTCGAAGCCTTTGGATTGTTTCCGGGGACTTCTGCCTTTTTGCTTTGAAGGGGTTTGATGTTACCCTTGAAAGGTTTAAGATTTACATTTTTTTTCAAACCAATTACTTTGACAGCTTCTTCTTTGACATCATCGGATTCGTTACCGCGATTTTTTTCAAACTTTTTGAACTTGCCTTTCATAGACTTGTTCTTTTTATTGGATGTCTTATCACCTTTCTTCTTTTTATCGAATTGGTCACGCTTAAACCCTTCACCGAATGGGTTGTCAGAATCATCGTCTTCATCATCGTCTTCGTTGTCTTCTTCATCGGAACCGAAAGCATCTTCATCGTCTTCGTCTTCCAAGTCTTCAATATCTTCGATATCTTCATCATCGTTAGAATCCTCATCTTCGTCGTCTCCGACAATTTGTTCTAATTGTGAAAGGACATCTCTAAGAGTAGAAACTAAGACACCGAGATCAACTTCTTCACCACCGAGATCATCTTCATCACCGAGATCATCTTCATCACCGAGATCGTCTTCATCACCGAGATCATCAAGATCTAGGTCGTCTTCATCACCGAATCCATTTTCAAGGTCTTCTGATCCAAAACCAGATTCTTCGTCTTCGACTGGTTCGATTTCATCTTCGTCTGTTGAAAAGTTGAAACTATTTTCTCCAAGGATCTTGTTGTAAAGATCATCAAATGGGTTCTTGAACTCTTTTTTTAGTTTTTTAGGTTCACCTTTTTTGACATCACCTGAAAGATTTTTATCTTCGGATGGTTTGTCGATATCAACGAATTCATCAGAATCGTTGCCATCTTCAAATTTTCCGGCACTATCTCCGAATGGTTTATCACTTGGAGCAGTAGCACCTTTGACAGCACTCGATTTGGTTTCGGTATCTTCGTTGAGAACCTTTAAATATGAACTGAGAATTTCGTCTTGCATAATTGTGAAATTACTTAGTGTATTCTGTCAACAAAGATGATAGAAATTTGCATTATTGTTTATTTTACTCCCGTATGATGATTTTCCCAAGCCTATAATGGTTGTAGGTTTGATATGATCAATGTTCCATTTTTTAAAATTTTGTCATATTAAGATCGGTGTCCACTAGTTTGAATATCCAAAAGATCTGATGCTTCTTTTTTAAGATCAAGAATCCCAAACGTTTCACATCGATCACCGTTGAACCATAGAATATGACAATCACCCAACTTGTAAGGAGTATTTCTTTCGATCATTAGTTTATATAACCAAATCTGTAGGCTATATGTATTAAGTTCGCAGTTATCTAAATGACTTATGGGGTCCAACATACGATCTTTATACTTGCTAACGACATTGATAGCCTTGTTAGTTTTATAATCGAAAATTACCAATTCATTAGTTTTTCGGTTGAATGAAAGATTATCAAGCGTTCCGGCTAGATTACATTCTTTATCACCGATAACCAATTCTGATTTGATTAGTGTATGATCTTCCTTATACCATTCATACCATTCATGAAAACCAGATATCATCTTGGCCATTTTGATATAATATTTTTGTATAGAATCACTCTCTTTAAAATCTTCTCGGAATTTAAAAAATTTTGTAATAGATTCCTTATCTAGAGCGAGCCGTCGTCTTTCGAGATAATTTTCAACATATGCATGAAATTCGGTTCCGGCATGATTTGCATAATCTCGGGCGAAATCCCATTTATCTAATACATCTTTTTGGTCAACACCATCTTTTCGAGCAATGATATTCGACATATTATGAGAATCGAATGGTTTTTTGTATTTAGATAATAATCCTGTCACGGATAAGGGGATCTTATTACCATCTATCTCATAGGTATGGTTCTTGGCTATAAATACAACGTCTTTAAAAGGGTCTAAAAGTGTGTTGTAGGAATCGAATGATGGATTAAAATCCAACTTTTGGTTCTTCTGGTTCTTCATAAAATGTTGTTTCGGTTTCAAGGTTGTAAATGTCTGCCAAACTTGTCGGTTCTACTATAGATTCGGTGAGTTTGGCGGGGTATTCAAGATATTTACAAAGTTTTTGTGCGTTTTCAACCGATAGTAGGTCGAACTTATAATTTGATTGTAATCTACCCTTTCTCAAAAGAGCCTTATCAATTTTATCCGTTTGGCAGTTATATGTGATAATAATCGATATGTTTAATATGTCACTCAAAATACCATCAGAAAGATTCAATAATGCTGATACGGCGGAAGAATCTTGATTATCACCATGGCGTTGCATTACCAACCGTTCAGCATCTTCGAGAACGAACACTGAATTATTCTTTTCGATTAGCATTTTTAAAGATGCTGGATCTGTGGCGAATGTTTCTAGCATAGTAGTCGGAATATAAATGAAATCTCTTTTAACATTTCCTGCCAAATATTTGATTAAACTTGATTTTCCGGTTCCGGGAGGTCCATGAAACATATATAATCCATTGGGTTTCTCTTCCAATCTCTTATGAATCATATTGTAAATGGGAACAAATTTTTCACCATAGTTCAGAGCTAGATCCATATTTTTAGGGACTTTCACCTTTAGTGGTTCTAACGTGCATTCACCGTAACCGTCTTTGATGAATAAATGTATCTTAGACCCTTCAATCTCAGCAATGAATGGTATGAAGTCATCTATAGTCATTTTTGACCCACAGGGTGCGATAATAGACAGATTAAAATATTTTTTTGATGTATAATTAATATTTTCTTCATCCCAGAAATGTGAATCCGAATCATCTTGACTTTTCACCGTTATTTTGATGAAATTGTCGTTTTTATATGTGAACCAAAATGTCCCTCCGCGAAAACCCATTGGTTCACCGATAGCTTTTTCACATTTACCGTTACTGGTAAACGATATCAGCGATCCGGTTTCCATAAGAAAATCTAATAGTTTATCATTGAAAACATCATCAGAATGGAACATTACCGGAAAACGATCATATATTTGAACGATGTAATTCCGAATCGGAAAATCTGACCCCGATTCGGACGAAAAGTAATTTTTTGATTTATCTACCAGTTGGGGGTATAATCCTTTAGGTGATAGAGCTATTTCATTGAAATGATCGGTCTTCATTCACCCACAATACACAACTTTTATGAAAAATCAAAATATAAATACTTCTATGCGAAAAAAAATGACCAAAAAAGACGTAGACATCCTCATGGGTCGATGTATTAAATTGGTTCAAAGGAAACCACCTGAATTTTTTAATATGAAAAAATTGCGTGGTGCATGGGGGTATTGTTATTGGATAAGTTTGGAAATGGACCCGAGACGGGCTTTTATATCAACAAGTATACATGAGTGTGTCCACTATCTAGAACCCGATTGGTCAGAATCGCAGGTTCTGTATGCTGAGTCGAGAATTATAAACCGCGCCGACTTTTTCGATATAGCAAAATTCTTAAAGTATTTATCCACAGCACTTTATAAGAACGAATTGCGTAAAAGACTCAAAAACCAGAGAGACACCAGTGTTCGTAAAATTTTGAAAAGGAGTAAGATATAAAAATAAAAAATAATTTTTGAAATGTGGACGGAATTATGTAAATATAAACACATGTCAAAAGAATTTCTAAGCAATCTAGTCCACCACCGAACCTACGCAAAATATCTCCCAGAACACCAAAGACGAGAAACCAAATATGAGACGATTACTCGAAATTTGGAAATGCACTGCAAAAGATTTCCACATCTTAGAGAAGAAATCACCAAAGCCTATGATCCCGTTTATAAAGAAATGGCGATCCCTGCTATGCGAGCATTGGAAGATAGTACCCCGATTAGAACAGATATCGGATGGTCGATAGTCGGTGAGATAAAAACTGGTGATATGATTTTTGACTCCATAGGTGAACCAACATGTGTGGAAAAGGTTTTAAAATTTGATAACGTAGATTTATATGATGTATGTTTTAGTGATGGATCAAAATTAACATCATGCGATGAACATCTATGGGTAGTTGCATCTGCTGATGATAGACTTTCTGGAAAAACGCGCATTGTAACAACAAAGCATATAAAAGAACATTTAACCCAAGGAAAGGTTAATAATTTTTGTATATATAATCCAAAGCCCATCAAACTACCTCATAAAGAACTATTTATAGATCCATATATAATGGGTTTATGGCTTGGTGATGGATACTCACCAGAATACCAATATTCAAGTAGTGTCGAAGACTCTTCGTTCTTCTCCGAACAATATAAAAATGCTGGATATGAAGGAATACAAAGTAAATCAACCAACATATGGACTTGGACATGTCGTGGACTTTCTACCGATTTATGCAAATATGATTTAATAAATAATAAACATATTCCACAAGAATATCTCAATGGATCTATTGAGCAGAGATTGTCGCTATTACAGGGTCTTATCGATTCCGATGGCTGTATAGATAAGAACGGAAAGGTACATTTTTCTAACACAAATAAAAAAATGATTTCTGGTATCGTAGAACTCATATCGAGTTTAGGAATAAAATATACTCAGGAAGATATAAAACCAAAAAGTGAAAACCATAAACCGTCTCATATTATTAGGTTCACATCCGGCCTCGAAATCTCCAGATTACCTAGAAAGAAAGAAAATATAAGAAAAGATATATTGAAACAAACAGAACATAGAAAAATTATATCTGTAGATTTTGTTAAAAAAGGATCAGCAACATGTTTTGTTGTTTCTTCACCAGATAGAACATTTCTCGCTGGTAGGGAAATGATTGTGACTCATAATTGTATGCAATTTAGTGGTGAACCAATCGAACGGCGACAAAATCGCGCATTTAATTGTACATTTTTAAATATCACAAAATTTGTCGATATGGCTGATCTTTTTTATCAATCGATGTCTGGTGCTGGTGTTGGTTATAGTGTTAAACAAAGGCACATTTCCCAATTACCGATTATTAGTGATGGTATTAATACCGAGAAATTCGTTATCCCCGATTCTGCGGAGGGTTGGTCAAATAGTTTGATTAAACTTCTCGAAAATCCTGATATACAATTTGATTATTCCCAAATTAGATTGATGGGCGAACCATTATCTACAGGAGGCACGGCATCGGGTCCAAAATCGTTGATTCATATGCACTCGAATATTAGACAAATTTTACGAAAATCTATCGGTAAACAATTAACATCCTTCGAGACTCATCGGATTTGTTGCCTCATTTCAGATTGCGTGGTAGTGGGAGGTGTTAGGAGGTGCTTGTTGGGGACTGACGACGTTCTCACAGACCGTGGGTGTGTAAAACTTAGGGACGTAAAAAATGGAGACATGGTATTAACTCACAAGAATAGGTTTCAAAAAGTTGTTTCAAAAGTTAACAATGGCAGTAGAAATCTACTTGAAATAAAAACAAACATTGGCTCTTTCTTTTCTACGGAAAACCATAAGTGGATTACTGCAACTGACCTATATGGAGGCGTATCGGAAAAACTGGCAAATGAACTTGGCGTGGAAGACACTTTGGTTTTTAATAAAACTAAAATCGAGGGAACAGAAACCCAAATGCCATCATCGCTTGAATATACCCCACCAGAGTTAACCGAAGATACGGCATGGTTTGTTGGATACTTTCTTGGGAACGGTTCATGCTCTGTTAGAAAACGTGCAGATAATGCAAACTTGGATTGTAAGTTTAGAATTGCTGCTCCCAAAAATTACCCAAAAATAATTGAAAAAATTCAAAATATATTTCCACTCTTTATCAAAACTATTTCACTATATGAAAGAAAAAAAGTGGTAGAGTTCACTACGAGTAGAGGAAATATCGCAAAATGGGGGCTGGAAAACCTAAAACAACCCAATTCTCCCATAAAAATTCCTACTTGGATAATGCAAGCCAGAGAAGAGATAAGAATGGCGTTCATTGCAGGAATTCTGGATAGTGACGGTACCGTAAGAAATGAAACAACAGAAGATGGCATTGGCACTGGTCAAGTTGCCATTGTTTCAACAAAATACGAAAATTTTGCAAAAGAATTACAATCCCTTATCTCTCTTAGTGGCATTCCCACAAGAAGGTTAGTTAAACACAGAGAGCAAAAATCGGACGAACATATAATAAAATCCATATCTTCTAGTTTTAGAAATATACTTGTAGAAAAAATTAGTGACTATTCCATAAAAATAGCTCATGACTACGTGGTTACTAAAAAAAGCAGAGAAAGTAGCGGTCTCTCGTTTCTGAAAAACCTTGCATCAAAGCACGGAGAAAAATACAATTTGTGGAATAATAACCCGCACATCTCTTATGAAATAATGCAAGAAAAGCAAGCCGTAGACTTTATACCAGTCAATATCTTGGGGGTATTGAAGACGAACATGGAGGAAGAAGTTTTTGATATCGAAGTGGAAGAGGATCATTCATTTTTCATTAATGGAATACTAACCCACAATTCAGCAACAATCGTGTTATTCGATCCCGAAGATACTGTCATGCTGAACTGCAAGTCTGGAAAATGGTGGGAAAAATATCCAGAATTGGCCCGAGCCAATAATTCAGCAGTCGTTAATCGCGCAGATCCACAATCGGAAGAAAAGGCTCGCATGATTATTGATGCATGTTTCGCGGGTGGTCAGGCAGAACCAGGATTGGTTTGGACCAACCACGATGATGCCGGACTAAATCCATGCGCAGAAATTTCTTTTTCTGGCTCCGTGGGAGGATTTGGTGTTTGTAACTTAACTGAGGTTAATGCGTCCAAATGTTTATCAAAAGAAGATTGGTTAAAGGCGGTAGAAACTGCTACAATTATCGGTACACTTCAAGCATCTTATACCAACTTTTCTTACATCCAGCCAGAATGGAAGAAAAATGCCGAACAGGAATCACTTTTGGGTGTTTCCATTACCGGACAAGCCGAAAATATTGCTATTTTAACCCCTGAAAATTTACAAGAAGGTGCGAAACTAGCAGTCGAAATTAATAAAAAATGGGCTGAAAAAATAGGTATTAATCCGGCTAAACGTATTACGTGTGTTAAACCATCAGGAACAGCCTCGTCATGGTTAGGAACTACGGCAGGAATCCATGCAGGTCATGCTATCAAATATCTACGGAGAGTCCGATTAGATAAGGAATCGAAATTGGGAAAGGCACTACAAAGATACTTCCCTAATTTCATCGTGCCCGACACATTTAAAGAGGGTGATATTATTATACAAATTCCTATCAGTATGTATGAGACGACACTACTTCGAACACAGGAAACATCCATTCAGTTGTTAGAACGTATGAAAAACGTATATGATAATTGGATTCTACCGGGGCATGTCGAAGGGGATAATACCCACAACGTAAGTCTAACAGTCAGCTACCATGAACATGAGAAGAATAATATTAAAGAATGGATGATCGAAAATCGAGAATCCTACATTGGTATTAGTCTGATTCCGTTCGATGGTGGTGACTATGCATATTTGCCATATAGTCAACCACCACACCCAGAAGTGTTCGATATTCTCGAAAAATCCTTTAAACAATGCGAAAAAAACTTTAAATTTGAAAATATCAAAGAAAAGAAGGATATGACCGAGCATAAAAATGAAGCGGCATGTGCGGGTGGTGCATGTCTCTTAGATTAAACATATGAAAAAAATTATATGTTTATCTATATTATGTGTTGTTTGGTTATTGGGGTGCGTAACAACGAATCCCAAAGATCTTAATGAATATGGTTATCCGAAATATATAAACTATAACCCACCATTCTATATTTTAAATAAACAAAAATGGATATCAAAACATACTTATAATATAAGTTATGATGAAAAATAATCAATCACCCTGTAATAAAAAGTGTACGGTTAGAGATGGAACCTGTATTTCATGTAAACGAACATTATTAGAGATAACCCAGTGGGAGAATCTCGGGATATCTGAAAGAATGGATATTATCAATCAAATCGTCGATAGACCTGATTGGTTATCTCTGAAGGAAGAAAAACTTATTCGTTCTCGGATGGGTGTAAAAATCCAGCCTGTCCTAAATTAGTTTTAAGTGAAGGAACCGAAACTTTTCCAGACCCACCCGTCTTAGCCGCCTTTTTAATTATTCCTTTTAGGAATTGAGCAACTTGATCGTAGTTGGCAATACTGTTATCAGTAACACCACCGACCTTTTTAAGATCATTTACAAAATCATCGATACAATGGGAAAGTTTATTAACATGAGAGCGAATAACCGATGAAGATTTTCCACCCACAAATCCAGATTTAATATCTTTACCACTCTTCTTGAGATCACCGAAAAAACTATTCTTTCCTGTGAAGTTCTCGCGACTGCGAGCACTGTCAACCATATCTCTACCAGCCTCTAAGGTTCGTCCAGCGGCTTTACCGATTCCGGCAGCAGTTCCTTTAAGTCTATCGAAAATGCCTTCTTCGAGAAGGGCTTCTTTTTCTACGATAGCGTCGTAGGCGTCTTCTAATAATTGATGATCTTGATATTTCATATAATATATCAATACTTATATCTAAGGCTTATCAACTTTAGATTTATTGACCGTAAGAGCAGGAGTATTGTGATACATTCGAACAATATAGTTATCGCCCCTTTCTTCTAAAATACAAACAACGCTTCCTTTTTTTAAAAAGAAAACGTCGTCGTTTAATATCCCTGTCGGATAATTATCTCTTCGCTTCATCATAATAATACTTATCATGATGCGGTGTTCGCATTAACTTGCCTTGATAGTATATCCCAGAGTTGAGATACATGCTGATTTTTTGGCAACCAAAACTTGCTCCACAGCAGGTTCAGATGTGTCGTTGTAATTGACAATCGAGAATGAATTCTGCCAATTTGCAGCAGTTGCATAACACGGTGTCAAATCACATGCACAACCGTTTTCATAGACTCGAACAATCTTTTCTTTTTGGGAACCAATAGATGGAATCCTTTTGGATGTTGCACCAAATCGATGAGTGTGGTTGATTATCATAGAGACTGTTCCCCATTTTTCCATCATACCCAATGCAGATTGTCCACCGTGTTTTCTTACAACATCACCATGTAGAACGATGAACCCTTCGACAATTTCTACATAATCGACCAATTTGATTCTAGACCATGATTCGTGAGGGAAGAAAACATTTTCATATGAAAGATGTTCCTGTAGATCTGGTAAACTAGCCATATCACCGAGTCTATCTGATAGGTATCTCCAATAACGACCTTCTACCCCGTTACCACTATGGTTAGAATTTGTTTCGTAAATATCGGAACCATAAGAACTTGTGATATCATGAAGCGTTTTTAAGAACTTGTGATATGCTTCGCGCTCTTGCAAAAGACTCGAAGATGTTCTGATGTCTTTTGGATATCGCGATAATGCGAACATATCCAATGTATCACCATTCAAAATAACCGTTTCGGGTCGAAGTTCTTCGACTGTCTTCAAAAAGATGTCAAGTGTAACTTCGGACTCTGATCCAAAATGTGTATCACCAATTACCATTGCAATTTTATTTGGTTCCAGCGCAACATCAATCGGGTCTGGTTCTTCGTATTGGATTGGTGCCAAATTTAAAATGAATTCTTTTAAATCATCAGAATCAGAATAATCATTCCGTTTGACGTTGACATAAGGGGTGGGAGATCCTAACCCTACCGTGGGTGTTTTTGGGACATCCACGGTATCATTTATCCATGATCTTGCAGTCTCCCGCCCAATACCCAACATGGTTCCAATGGTTTTAAATGTGTATCCCTCATATCTGAGGCGTTTCGCGGTTTGTTTCGGTGTTTCTTGCATAATTTGATTTATAATACGATGGTTACTTGGGTTTGTCAAAAACTATTTTATATGATGGATCGTTACAGACCACAAAATAGTCTAAAAAGATAGTCGAAATTTTCCTTTACCGGACCAGTTTGTTCAGGTTGTTTATGGACAAAACCATAAACATAATCGATAATTTCGTTTGCTGTTTTTCGTATAACATCTTGATTTTGAGTGATATGCTCTGGATCAATTTTCCAAAGTGCCAAATATTTCGCAGCATGTTCACTACTCAAACCGAATTCTTCCAAGACTACATATGCCACACCTTCGGCTTGAAGCTCTTTTATATTACTAGGAATTTCACCACGCATTCTAATTTCCATAGTATGAATCAATTCATGGGCAATTTCATGAACCATGGTCGATATATTTTTTTGTAGTAATTGTATCGAACCCACCGAACTCACACCGCGAGCATCACCCAAACCCTCGGAACCAATTTTTACCTTGATGTTTTTCATCTCGGCAAAACTCGATAGGGCCTCGAAAATGGATTCTGTGGTTTCGTCTAGATTTTCATCAGAATACCATTTTGGTTTTTCTGGTATCTTTGCAATATCTTCTTTACCCTCAATTGGTTCCGTATCAGAAATATCAAAAATTGGACCCAATTTAAATCGGGTGATTTTACGCACTTCATCATCTGGCGCAGGAACATGACCATCTTCGGGTTTATCTTTTACGATAATGGGGATAAAAATTTGTATACCCTTCGATCCTTTTTTTAATTTTCGTCCAAATTCTTTTTCCCATTTCACCCTACCAGCAACATGTGTTGCATCTTTTCTTTGTAGATATATGAGCATTTGGTTGTTGAATGAATAATTTCGGAATTTCTTTCTAAAATTTAGAAAATCTTGAATTTCTGGGGAATTAATATTTTCTTCTAGTTCCTTTTTCAACCTGGATAAAAAGTTTTCAATTTGATCTTGTGCTCCTAAATCAGCCAATTCTTCGATTTCTTCGGATGCATCATCTAAATTTATAGGTGATGATCCAGATGATTTATTAAGAGACATGACCGCTTTCTTATATGTTGGAGCAGCTTTGTGAAAATCGGATTCCTCAAAACTATCCTTTGAAACCCATCTTCGAAGGTTCGCTTTATCAAAATAAAATAAACCAGTATCTCTAATACCAGTTTTCTTTTTAAATGTTTCGTTTCTTCCAGCAGAATCTGGCATATCACTATCAACAACAAAAATGAATTTCCCATCATCCATTCGTTTTCGTTTAAGGATTAAATTTTCTTCAATCGTTTCCGTGGGATTTAGTAGTTCCTTATAAAGATTTTCAAGAATTATTGTATCAACATCTCTCATATCTATATATTTATACTTTGGTGTTATAAGTATTGATTATGCCGCAGCACGATTCACATATTTTAAAAGAGTTTATGGGAAATATCTATAATATGAAAAATATCACCGAAGGGTATTTCCACGTTCCACAAGAGATATATAAGGATGTAAAAAACTATTACTTAACTGCATATAAAAAGGTTAAACTTGAAGGTATTAAGAAAATAACCAAAAAGAATTTACCTTCTAAGAATTTTATCATAGATTTCACGGGGACATCATATGAACATTTAAATAAGTTATCACCAAAACCCAATGTTGATGTTAAGCTATCGATATCTAAGGGTAGCCATTACAACAATATAAACATTGATGATAATAATGGTATCATTCAATTGAGTTTATTTGAACCTGCTCGCGAAGTTTATGATGTTATAGAACATGAGATGTCCCACTTCGTTCAATTTTTAATACAAAAATATAACAGAGACGTTAAGAATATCGAACGATCTAAAATAGGTGGACTACCATCGAAACGTCACATGAAAGGTCAATCGAGTGTAATGGGTTACACTAATAATGGATATAAAAAAGCCCACTCGAAAAGACCTGTCGAATACTACCCAGATCTTCTTAGTTCGATCCGAGAATTACAATATATGTATCACAAAGAACATGAGGATAATTGGGAACAGATGGAAAAATCCGACCCAGATAAGAAAGATTTCCTCATCCGTTTCTTTAGATCTGTAAAAGAAAAAGAACCATTCGGTAGAGTTTCGTCATTGGCATTCAAATCATTTAAAAGTTTATCGCCAGAATTCTATCAAAATATGTCGCGCATACTGTATGATGCTTTTATGAACAAACCTATCAATTTCGACCCTGTAGAGATAAAGAACGCACTAGGTGGTGTGACCAGAGAGTTGATTCGTCGATCATCTAGTCGATAATTTGTTCAGAACTCCAACCATCGACATCATCGATTAGATCTGGGATGTTACCACCGATAGATTGTGCAAATCCTTCACCCTAAATGGTTTTGAATATCATTGTTATAGATATTTTCCGTAAACTTTGGATAGCATATTTTAATTTTTTTGCATAAGACCTGATGTTATTGAACTCTTCAAAGTTGAATGTTTCAGGGTATGATTCGGTTAAATATTTCATACATTTCTATGGAAAAATTTCTTAAAGGATATCGATTCGGTTAAATTTAATTTATCTTTATCTTGGGGTTTAATACCGTTTATAATAATGTCTGGAATGGGTTTTTTATTCCGAATTAATATATTCGCAACCTCAAAAGAACGTGCCCAATCTTTTGCAATAGAATTTAAAAACATATCAGGAACGTCCTTTCCTTTTTCAATTAAAGCTTTGGCAAACTTATATGATTCATACGAATCTTTTGCAATAGAATTTAAAAATATATCAGGAACATCCTTTCCATTTTCGATTAAAGCTACTGCAAATCTATATGAACTATCCGAATATTTTGCAATAGAATTTAAAAATATATCAGGAAGGTCCTTTCCTTTTTCAATTAAAGCTTTGGCAAACTTATATGATTCATACGAATCTTTTGCAATAGAATTTAAAAATATATCAGGAAGGTCCTTTCCATTTTTGATTAAGAATATAGCAAAATTAGACGATTCGTTTGAATCACCCGATCCGGCAAGAACATCACCTCTCTTTTTTATCCAAAGATTTTGTTCCGATGGTGTTAAGGATTTAAAATTCTCAGAATTGAGTTGATGACCCATATTTAAATATTCATTTTTTAAATTCTTATCTAAACATGATAAATCTGAAACCCCAAAACCACTTTTTATATATTCTTCTTTTTCTACATATTTTAGAGAATTGAACACATACACACTAAAATCATAGTTTAAAGATTCGTATTTTTTAATTTTTTGGATTTCTGATTCCAATAAAGGATCGTTTTTAAAAATACCATTAGAAAAAGGCTTAGATAGATCAGGAAAGGCTTCTACAATTTCTTCTTCGGTAATATCATCGGTTCCATGACCCTGAGAACCATTATCAGCCCATGTCCATTGATATCGATCATCTGTTTGTGCATCGATAACAATATAATGACTAGGATCTTTAAACATACCTCTATCATCTTTTTCAGAAGTATTCTCTTTAAATCTCACAAAATAAAAGGTAGATGCTGCTCGTAACCTATATCCGGTCCATAAATTTCCTCCCGATGGTCGAGATACACAAAAAGAATAATAACCATTGTCACCTAGAATTATGGATTGTCCAGTGTTTGTAGATTTATACACGATTACCTCTGCATCCTCATAAACCTTTAGATCATCCTTAGAAACGCTCTCAACCTGTTTACTGGCACCCACCCTTGTCGAGTCGGTTGCATGTTCAAACTCATCGAATGTTTTATATTGAAATGGGTCTTTTTTTGGTAGCGTTGCACGAGCCTTCTCGAAGGTCGATATATAATCTCTGATAGTTTTTTCCGATAAATCGGTTGTTTTTTGAAAGTGGGCTACCATCATCGAAATCGCCTTTTCGGAGAATTCTAGTAGGAGAATATCTCGATAGAGTGTTTCTAAAATTAATGTGTCGTTGTCTCTCATAATTCCTTTTCCCATATAACACCATCGATGTGAGTAAATCCAGCCCTTTTCACCATATTTAACACCAACTCGCTATGAACTTCTAGATGGATAGCATCGGCCATTTCATTTTTTGCTTCGTTCAATCCCTGATTAAACAACATTCTTCCGATACCCTTTCCCTGATAATTCTCGTCAACGATAATATCGAACGAATATTGTCGTCCCATACCTTCATTATAAGAACTTCCGAATAGTGCCCCGACGATAATTCGATAACCTTCTTGTGGGGATGGTATAACTTCCAGAGCACCCATCAATTCTTTATCACTCAAAATATTTATCGGTGCATTGGAGGCCAGATCCCATGCACCATCCATAACCTCTTGATCTTCAACATCAACCCATTCATATTGTTCGTTCGATACCGAATCATAAAGATTTTCTAAAATTAATGTGTCGTTGTCTCTCATAAATAGATATTTATCCTTGACATGATCCGAATATCTGCTATAAATTTGGACTATGGATATTTTAACATTAATAACGCTGGTTGTAGGTAGCCTCATCGGTATTCTCATTTTGGGATTTGCTGGATGGGTTATCTGCCTTTTCGTGACTCTACTAATCAATGCAATTGGATATGCACTACAAGGCGGGTTCGTTCTTGGAATAATTATTATTATTGCTGCACTTATCTTTATTGGTATAATTGGTGCATAAAATTGTTGACAAAATCTATAAACCGGGAGATCATAAGAAATGAATAATAGACTAAACACCGTTGCCATAGTTGGATCGAATGGATATATTGGACAATATTTCACCAAATATCTTTCAGAAATGGGATCTAACCTTGTGCACATCGGCAGAGATTTTACAAAAGAAGATGTTAAAGGAGCAACATTTTTAATCAATTGTGCCGGATTCACCGGAAAACCAAACGTCGATGCCTGCGAAGATCAAAAATTGGAATGTTTTAAAGGGAACGCCGAATTACCTTTTCATATAGGTAATATATGTAAAACTTTGGGTATTCCGTGGGGTCACATATCTTCTGGGTGTATTTATCACGGAACCAAAGAAGATGGAACCGGATTCACCGAGACCGATAAACCAAATTTTGCATTTGATTCGAAAGAACCTTGTAGTTTTTATAGTGGAACCAAGGCAGTAGGGGAAGAAACGATCCGAGATATGGAATGTTATATATGGAGACTTAGAATTCCTTTCAATTCCGATATTGACAACACTCGAAATTATCTTTATAAGTTGTTGAATTACAACAAATTGCTAAATGTTAGAAATTCGATTTCACATATTGGGGATTTTGTCAAGGCATCTATAGAATGTGTGGAAAAGGAAATCCCATTTGGAATATATAACGTGGTCAATGGGGATATCACGACCGAAGATATTATTAAAATTTTCGGAAGAACCAAATATTTTACAGAAAAGGGATTTTCATTCTATAACAGCGAAGAAGAATTCAACAAAACTATCAGAGCACCAAGATCTTCTTGTGTATTGAGCAACGAAAAATTATTTAGACATGGTATCGAAATGCGGTCTGTTGATGAAGCACTAGAAGAATCGATCAACAAATATATAAATAAAAGGATCAATGAACTATGAAAACGATAAAAATTGGAACGGTTAAAAAAAGAGACCCACTTATCCCTTGGGTTGGGATGTGTTTTATATGTCCAGAATGTGAAGGAATGTTTGAATTCGAAATAAAAGATTTTAAGAATTATTCTGATAATCATGACAGATTTTTTAAATGTGAGACACCACACTGTGACGAATATATCTACCTACAAACAAATCCAACCAAAATTATAAATTTTCGGGGTGAAAATATCGAAGTTTCTAAAAACAGTATTGACAAATGGTAAAAAAAGGACAATATGGCGGCATGAAAAACTGGATAAAGAATCAAATTTGGATCGCGAAGTTCTATATGGAACTTTTTAAACAAATGTTATTTCTTTTCATATGGAGAAATCGTATGAAAGATATGTCATTGATTAAAATTAAAGGTTGGAATAAGGCACTGGTGGATGATACACACACATGTCTTTTAATTCGAAAAACCGTAACATTCGAACTCTGGTAAATATCGTGGACCGAATCAAATTTAGGAATTTAAAGACATGAATAAAAAACGTTGTAGAGAAAAATAAAAGAATCATAGAATTATATGGACAAAGAAATTATATTAAAAAAATACGGTAGGATTTATAGACTTTATCCTACAAAGGATCAAATCAAAATTTTCCAAGATTGGCAAAATGGTGCCAGAGCATATGGCAATGAAATTTTATGGAATCAAACAGTTTCGGAAAGATTTTTCGATGAAAAGAAACGAGATATCGTCGAACTTAAAATAAAGGCACTTACCGATGTTGGAAAAACCGAAGAAGAAATTAAGGTTCTAAAAGATAAAGACTTCTGGGTTACTATTAATAACCAACTCTCGGACCAATATCCGATCAAAGACGCGATTCGTAATGGTTTTAAAGAAATCAGGACAGAATTAACCATAGATAAGAAGGGACCAGATCGAGAACTTTTAGATAAGATTATATTAGAAAGATATCCCAATTATGTTGATCTAAAAGATTCATCTAAAAGTTATCTGGGTGCATGTGGAGAGGGAGGAATGTATAAGGTCGGAACCGGAAAATATAAACTACCTTCGGCACTGGTCATAGGGATTTTAAAATCTAATGATAAGGCATGGACCACGTTCTACGAAATTTGTAAGAACGGAAAAAGTGTTCAACATCTCGTTGGTGCAAAAAAGAAAAAAGCCGCAAAAGGAAAGAGAGTTGATAATTTCGGAAAACCCAAGTTTATGAAAAAGTGGGAAATTCCTAATCTTTTATTTTCTACCGGAAATCTGAAAGGACCGAATTTTGAAAAACAACAGGTATTTATTCAAACTTTGAAGACACCGATCAAGGCAAAATTAGATGTTTATCCCATAGGGATTATCACTTCTTATACAGTTTCAAATATAGGTAAGAAGTGGTTTATTTCTTATGGTCTAAAGACCAATGTAATAGAACCAGAACATCAACACATCGAATCACAGGTAGGGCTAGATTTGGGTGTAACCAAATTCTTGACCACCACCGATAGTTCCCAAAAGACCCGAATTTTTGAATTAGACAAAACCTCTAAGAAAAGACTGGCGATTTTGAAAAATCGGGTGAAGATGATCCAGACGATTATTTCGAGATTAGAACGAGCCGAACCGATGAACTATATAGAAATCAACTGGAAACTAAAAATGTCCGACAAGACAAATCCAGATTATAAACATTTCCAGAGACATAGTAATAATTGGTTTAGATCAAATCAAAAACTGGTTGAAACGAAATATAAAATCAATGAAATTTTGAAAAATTTTAGACATCATGTTTCTAATGTGATCACCGATAAATATGGAACCATCGGGATAGACAATCTACAAATTTCTAACATGACCAAATCCGGTAAAGGAACCAAAGATGAACATGGTAAAAATGTTAAACAAAAGGCAGGTCTGAATAGGTCGATCTTGGAACAGGGTTGGGGAATTTTTAATAACCAATTGAAATATAAGGCATCATGGAGAGGTGCAAAGGTTATCGAAATCGATCCTAAATACACTTCCCAGACATGTCCCGACTGTGGACACGTTTCCAGAGACAATAGAAAGACACAGGCAAAGTTCGAATGCATTGATTGTGGACATAGTGCCAATGCCGATGTGGTAGGATCACAAAATAATTTGAAAAAGATTAATAAAAAGGTTGCAATACCTGAGACTTTGTAGTAATATACAAATATGTCGATGCTCAATCGATCAAGGCGTTCGACAAAGGTAAAACTTTGTGAGCCATTAGGGTAAAACCTATTAGGACCAGAACGAAGTGGGAAGGTAACAACCCACATCTACCGAGAACGGTAGAATCATATTCAAAAGATACTGCGAACCTCTGAGGTTCTAAAAGGCCAAAGAGGTTCGCAGTTTTCTTTATTTACTACAATTCAACGATTTATAACGAAAACATGAAAGAAAAAAATGAAAATTGCAAAAATCTACAGGTTAGCGAAAATGAGAATGCAACCCATTACAAGGCAATAGATTGTAATGGGTGCCCTAACAATAGAGTTTAGAGAATGAATATGATTGAGAGCTTCTCACCGGCTTTCTCCCCAAATGCTTTCCGACTAACAATAGAGTTTAGAGAATGAATATGATTGAGAGTCATCGCCTTGAAGATACTAACAAAAGAGTTTAGAGAATGAATATGAATGAGAGCTTATCACACCAAGTCTTGGTGGACGGTCGGCGACTAACAATAGAGTTTAGAGAATGAATATGAATGAGAGCAGAGCGGGTGGCAGATCAGGCCGCAGATATGACTAACAATAGAGTTTAGAGAATGAATATGATTGAGAGGTATTGCCAGTTCGGGCAACAGCCCTTGTTTAACCTAACAATAGAGTTTAGAAAATGAATATGATTGAGAGTCATCGCCTTCAAGATGCTAACAATAGAGTTTAGAAAATGAATATGATTGAGAGGAGGCATCGACAATCCAAATCAATACACTGCCCTCTAACAATAGAGTTTAGAGAATGAATATGATTGAGAGAACGGCCCTTAGTAGATTGACCGTGGTGACTAACAATAGAGTTTAGAAAATGAATATGATTGAGAGTAGCTAAAATATGAAAAAAAATAAAACATGGACCAAAAAAGATGAGAAATTTCTGATAGATAATTATCGGATTAATGGTCTAAAATACTGCATGAATCACCTGAAAAGATCCGCACCATCTATCGTTAACCGATCATTTTTACTAAACCTACAAAAAAAACATAAAGATAATCATGGCAGACCTTCCATACCGATAACCCTAAAATATATAGATGGAACAATAAAAACTTTCCCGAGTCGGAAAATCTGTTCCAAAGAAACCGGAATAAGACTAACAGAGTTCTCACTACTTTTAAAAAATTGTAACCGAAGTATAAATGGTTGGTATAATCCGGTCAAATTAGAAACCCCTATATACCTATATGATCCCGATGATAATATACATGCGGTTGATCATATATTAGAGTTCTGTTTAGAACATGGTCTCGAACCCAATATCATTGTAAGAATGATAAAAGGAACGGTTTTTTATTATAAAGGGTTCAGAAAGATCGAAACACCAAAAAAACCAAAAAATCTTAAAAGATGGGATATTTTAATATCTCCCGATAAAAAGGAATATATTGTCCATAACATCGCGGCATTTTCTAGAGATATGGGAATCCATAAACAAGGATTCTACAAATTAAAATATGATAATAGGTTATATAATAAAGGGTGGTTATGGGCAGATACCGTGCTGAAAGAATATAACAAAGGAAATAAATATGAAACCGTGGAAATCTAGAACCAAAAAATCCAAAAAATTGTGGGATAAGTTCGTAAAAGAATTCGAATCGGAACCGGAAAACCATGAACTATACCAAGATAAATATATGGGTACCTTGGGAATAAGATGGGTGGTTCTCTCAGGAGGATATACCCCTGTTCCCCAGATTCGGCATCGCCCCCCATGGTAACATTTTGAAACACCGAAGTCAAGCGAAATTTTGACAGGTCGGTGTTTTTTTTTCGCATACCAAAAAAAACGCACCTTGTCAAATATATTCGTTTTATATTTTCGATGTTTTTTTGATTGACATTCGTTCCGGATTGTGGGTTGTCCCGAGGATCTTCCCTAGGTCCTCCGACCCTTCCGGTGAGGGGCAACCCTTCCCCAGATTTCCTAGCCTGTCCTCGACAATCCTCGATGCATTGCAAACCATCTTGACCCTCTAACATTGCGTACCATTGTAACAGATCAAACAAAGAAAGGGGAGGAACCCTTTCGAGTTCCTCCCCTGATTCCTTTTTTACTTTCCCTATTAGCTTGCCATTGCCAAGAGAACTTTCTCCCCTCGACTTGTAACCCGTCCGAGTTCATCCTCATCCGTGAGTGTGTCGAAGAACAGTTCCTTCATACGTTGACCGCTTCCGAACTCCGAGGAAACGAATTGCCTCATTGCATTCTCCGGATTGTCCCCGCCACTTGATTCGTGTGTGAAGTAGTCTGTGGACGCTTGGAAGACATCGCAAAGGTTGCTTCCTGTGTTCCCGGCACCACTCATGAAGAGAGTCGATAGACGGTCAACCGTGTTGGCCATTCGAGTCTTTCCACGTTGCGACAATTCTTTCGACTCAAAGCCAACAGGGGCAAGGATTCCGCCGATAATCTTTCGTGCGTTCTCTTCATTGCAAGGTTGCGCTTCGAGGGAGTTCATTGCCAGTTCAAACTCTGCTTTGACTCCACAGTACGTTTCAATCGCATCTTCCATCCCCTCGATACGTGTGAGAGCGTTTTTGGTGTGCTTAACACTCAGATTCAAATCCTTGCCTTTTCGTCCGAGGTTCATTGCGAAGGTGTTGGCGCAAACCGTCACGGTGAACGAAGAACGCGCAATCAATGCAATGTTTCCACCATGTCCCCATAAGATGTTAAAGAGTGGTTCCGTGTTCCGAGATGCTGCTTGGAAGTCTTCGTCAAGTTTGACCGTGATAAAACCCTTGGAACGATCATCCACGGTTCCGACTGAAACGATGTCATGTTTCGTTCCGGCCAGAGACTCGTTAACCATGTCCCAAATCCGAGGATTCGAAATAAGACAATATGCGTTGCTTACCGGTTTGCCGATAGGAAGACAATCATCCAGAGAGATGATTTGTCGATGATCAGTTTCGATTTTTTCGCCGTCTTTTCCGTCGATGTACAGCGGAACGATGTCCATGTCATAATCGATTCCGGAGTTTTCACGATTGATGCACTCGACAATGTTCGTCATTCCGTGCCATGCTTGTGAGAGTCCAGTTTGAATATCGCGTTCGAAGATGTTTGCGCTCATAGTAGTATTTTTCCTATTTGGGTTTTGGTTTTCAGTAAGAGGTTGTCTCTAACTTGGATTAAATCTATTTTATTTTTATCTAAAAGACAAGAACTTTTTTATTTAATTTTGTTCAATTGTGTAAAGTGTTGGATTCAAAGTCTTTACATTTCCACAATTTTTCAAACCATCGCGACAAAATTTCACAATGACATCTGACATAGAAAGATCGTGCTTTGCTGCGATGGCTTGCAAGCCTGCTTTGACATCATCAGGAAGACGGAAAGACATTGCTGAATTTCTAGGTATTGCCATGGTTTTTTTTGTGCTTAGGGTTGCGAGTGTATTCCTTTCGAGATTTGAAAGCTTTCGTTGTGGGCGGTTGACCCTTGCGAATGGCTTGCAAGTCTTCTAAGAAGGAAGGAAGAGGTTTTCGAGTGGTAAGATTTTTCATTGAGGGAATACACTAGCCAGCATTTCAAAGTATTACAAGAACATTTTCATTTAATTTAGGTCCATAAATGTATTGACCAAATTTTAAATCCATGATAGTCTAAATTTATTGCACAAAGGGAAAAGACTTGTGCTATTTAGGGGAAAGAAAAAGCGGGACGAACTTTTCAGTCCATCCCGCTGATTCCGAGCCTTTTAGATCAAGCCTTTGCGCTTTGCTTGTGCGTTGAATCCCGCAATATTCATGATTCCAGTCTTCCAAAAGACTGCGATTTGTTTGTTGCTGAATCCACGGTTTGCGAGCGCAACGTAATCGGATACGGTTTTTTTGGTTTTTGTTTTTGTCATATTTTTGAATTTGAGAACACCCATGGGCGAATGTCCATTGTAGTATGTTTCGAAAACTTCGCAAGAAATATTTGCCCACATATCTTTTTTGAAGTGTTTACATAGTGTATTTGCCCGATCATCAATATCTTTGATTCCACCAAAAATTTCCTTGGAATTTTTACAACCTCTAGGGTTAAGAAAAAAAGTGACATAACATACTTCCGTGAAATCGGAAAGAGAGATGTTTTCGAGAATATCATATATATGTTTTTCGAGTTTTTCGGTTAATGTTCCACAAAAATCTAACCATAGATAATTAGGGAGGGATTCGTCAAAAAAATTGTTAAAATGTTTGAAAAAATCTCCACGGATGAAATATCCATAATCATCTTCTCCACGATTTTCGTAGTAATCACCTGAACGAGTTTGAGCATAATTTTCGGGAGTGGCTGTCATCGAACGTTCGTATCGAAAAAATGTTGTTCGTTTCATCCGACTATCAAACAATTTTTCGAATTCGAGATTTCCATGAGCACCACCAAGATAATGTAATGATATATTTGTTTTTCCAGCATCGATCTTAACATCATTGGCGATATTTTCGCGGGAAGATTGTTTGGTGAAAGCGTTCGAGAGTTTTCGGCTATAGTGTTTAGACATTTTTTTAGTGGGTAGTGGGTAGTGGGTAGTGGTTTCTTCTAACTTTTTGAATACTATTCTTAAATAGAAAAAGGTAAAGAACATTTTCATTTAATTTAAATAGTTCTTTCTCTAGAAATGTATTGCATGAATTTTAAATCCATGATAGTCTAAATTTATTGCACAAAGGGAAAAGACTTGTAGGTTCTGTTCGCGCTCTTTTTGATGATCTCAAATGACTCTGTGCACCCCTCTTTTTGTGTATCAATAGCAGAGGTCCACCCCGCCACGATAAAGGCCGTACAGGTCAAATTTGAACCAGTGGGAAGGGCTACCTACCCCCACAGAACGACCGCAACAAATCTTCCCCGGCCTCATAACATTTTGCAAGATACTCATTTCCGGCAATGTCTTTTTGTCTGAACATTGCCAGCGGGTCTTTTTTCCTCCCGCCGTCCAGCCTCACCATATACCGCGCGAAACCATTTTCAAAATAAATCTTCTCAATTTTTCCACTCCCGCGAAATGGTGAAAATTCGCTCGAAGAAATTCTTTCCCCGATTTCAAAAAGTCGTTTTTCTTTCCCGGCGGGAGTTGCTGGAAGATTGATTTTTTCCAGCGCGTCACGGCGGGAGCTTGGCAGCGTTGCGAGAATATCAGTAAAATGCTCTTTCGTTTGCTTGTTCATAAGTTAAAAACTATCATGCCTCCTTCCCCATGTCAAATTCTTTTTTATCGCTTGTGTCCCCCGGCACGAATAATTTTAGGCACGAAAAAAGCCGGGAGAGAATTTCTTCCCCACCGGCTCCCTCTTATGTACTAGATTGTTCCAGATCTTAAACGCTTCCAATCGTTAAAGATAGTCGAAAAATGCAAGGGATCATTTCGACGGATTTTTTTCGTGTGAGGGTAGGTCTCACAAAAATAAGCGCGGGTTAATTTTTTAATTTGTTTTTTCATAAGGCAATCAATCTACTCTTTCCTTCCCGCCATGTCAAGCCCCTTCTCAAAAAAAATAAAATTGAAAAGAACTTGACTATCTCGAAAGCATTCTATATCTTTTAGGTATCAAGTGGGAAGACCGCCAGCGATAAAATTCTAAGGGAACCTAACCTAAATTTTTTGAAAAAAAAGTTCGTCGATTAAATTATAGCAAAAATTTTGCGAGATTGTCAATCGAATAATAAAAATAATTTTTGACACAAAAAGGCCGGAAAGGAATTTCTTCCCTCCCGGCCTTTCCCTTATGACTACCTTAGCTCTGGACTTCGATCACGTCACCATTGACGATGATCCCGGCGATGTTCGAATCGCTCAAGATGAACTGTCCGAACTTGTTGCGTTTAAAGTCACAAGCCTTTTCGATGGACTTCTTTGCCAAAGTTAGAGGGCGAGAATTGACCTTTTTCTTTTCGATTGTAGGGGGGGCCACTTGCTCTTTATTTTGGATGAATCCATAGATGTAAATCTCTCCAGTTTCTCGGTGTTGGCGGATTCCCTTGCCGAGGTGGTCAAACGTGTCTTTCTGAGTATAGGACTGAGAAACACCTTCCACAAGGGTTTCCGTGAGGCTTTTCAACATTTCGCCTTTGGCTTGGATTTCGAGGTCACTAGAAGGCTCGTAGGCTTCGAGAACGGTCTTGTCGGAATCGCAGGCATTTCGGTAATTGATGCCGAAATTGATTAGATAGCGGGATGTCTCACCCGTTCCTTTACCAGTATAAAGGAATGACATAAATTTGCATCCTTTTTCAGTGGCGGAACGAAGGGCATCGATGGTTTTGATTTTGGTGATCATATTTGTCTATTTTTGATGTTTGGGTTTGTAAGAACGTTTTGCTCTTAACTTCCATCATTGTCGCATAAAATAGAAAAGAGTCAATACCTTTCCGAAAAATATAAAAAAAAGAATTTTGATATATGTATTGACCTTTAGAATACTTTCCTTTAGATTCTATATATCGAAGAGGGACAGACCACTCCAGCCGAAAAATTCTAAGGGAACGTGTTCAAAAATAATTCTTGCTTATTGAGATTGAGTCTCATAATCATTTGTTTTACATTGTAATCATTTGTTTTACATTGTAATCATTTGTTTTACATTGTAAT